ATATATATAGAAAAGAAAAGGAGAAAGAGCTATGAGAAAGGTAAGCAAAGAAGATATAATTCAGATGAATGAATTGTACCAGAAACTGGGTTCCTATGCCGCTGTCGCACGTGAGACAGGTTTTAGTGCATCTACTGTTTCAAAATATGTTGACAAGAACTATAAGAAGGTTGATGAGGCGACGATAATCCGCTATCAAGGAGATCTGCCGGAATTCGTTGTAGAGGAAGTCAGCGCTTATGAGAATCTTGGAGATTTGTGCATATTAGATGATGAAGAAGAGGCTGAGCTTCAAATTCTTTGGGGGGAGATGCAAATATGACTTATTTTGAATTAAGACCTGCAATAAATGACGACAAGGCAGTTGAAATCCAAGTTACAGAAGAATTTTTGGATAAATATAATGTTTGTACTTCTGGAAGCTATGGGGTTTTACCTTCTCGACTTCTTGAACTCTCTTATGCCAACTATCTTCGTTTTTGTCGAGATATACTTGGCGCCACTCTTTATGGAAAAGGACATAAATATGTAACCGTTTATTTTAAAAATGATTCGGCTACTCGTCAGTTTGTTAGACTTCTCAATGCAAGAATGGAGTTAGTGCTAATGGACCACGAGAATCCTCTTTCCAAATATGAGAGTGTTGGAATTATCTAAAAAGGAGGAATAAGTATGAAAATATCGGTTTGTATTGGACATGGTAAATCTCAGTCTGGTCAATATGATAGCGGTGCCGTAGCAAGCGGATATCAGGAATTTAAGCTTGCGCGCGCAATAGGCAAGTATCTAAAGCAGGAACTTGGTAAGTACGACTGCACTGTTGACCTTATAAACTATGATGGAGACAAGAACCTTGCAGAACGTATTAGGTACGTTAATTCTAAGGGATACGACCTTAATATGGAACTCCACCTCAATGCGGGCGGCGGTACGGGTCCGGAAGTTTATTATAAGCACAATAGCAAGCAGGGTAAAGCTCTTGCGACGGCTATTAGCAAGTCAATTGCCACTAATCTTGGTCTTAAAGATAGGGGCGCAAAGACAAAGCTTGTTAGCGGGCAGGATTACTTTGGATGTGTAAGAGAAATCAAATGTATGTCTTTCCTTGTGGAAACTGTATTCATCGACACCAAGGGAGACCGCGACAAGGTTATCTATGCAAGCGGACAGGAGCAGTGCGCGAAAGCCATTGCCGCTGCGGTTGCCAAATACTATGGTCTGGGACGTAAAGAGACACCAAAGCCTGCGCCGGCACCTTCTCCGAAGCCCGCGCCCACACCTTCCCACAAGAAGAGTAATACCGAAATTGCCAAAGAGGTAATCCAAGGCAAGTGGGGCAACGGAGCCGAGAGAAAAAAGCGTCTTGAGAATGCTGGATATGACTATGCAGCGGTTCAGAAAGAAGTTGAAAGATTGCTTGCTAAACAGAAGAAGCCCGCAAAGAAATCTGTTGACGAGGTCGCGCGCGAAGTAATCGCAGGAAAGTGGGGCAATGGTGCAAAGAGAGTGTATAATCTCACCAAAGCCGGCTATAACTATGCGGCTGTTCAGAAGAGAGTAAACGAAATTCTCAGAGGAAAATAATTTGTATTTTTCTTAAAACTTTGCTATAATATTTATAGAAAGTGAGAGAAAAAGAAATGACTAAATCAGATAAAAAATTTTTTGAGGTCGCGCGCAGTGTAAGCCAACTATCAGACTTCTCGCGCATAAAGATAGGTTGTATTGTAGTCGATGGTAAGCGAATATTGTCAAGTGGATATAATTCCAATAAGACAAACCCGACTCAACAGCGCTACAATTACTATCGTAATATTGATGTGCACTTCCCTGCAAAAGTCCATGCAGAAGTATCTGCCTTGAACTCTCTGATAGGGAAAAAGGAAATTGATTTTGCTCGACTTAAAGTTTTCGTTTACCGAGAGCTTTGTGACGGGACTTTGGCTCTCGCGCGACCTTGTCCGAGTTGCCTACAACTTATACGAGATTTGGGAATTACAAAAATTTTCTATACCACAAAAGATGGTTTTGCGGAAGAGCATCTAAGGAAAATTTGAACTTTCTCCAAATTAATCGTATAATATATATAGAAAGTAGGAAATCTACTTTCTTCCGCCAACTGGCAAGCTGAGGTTGCTTCTCCTACCCCACCTTAGTTTGCCTAACGCTTTGGTAAGATATACGAAATGAGGCTTACATTGCGGGCGAGTGCGTTAAGCACGGGTGGAGCGGCTGCCCATCCTGACATAAATAGCAGCCATTTTTATGGGAGCGTAGTCCAACGGCAGAGACAACAGATTCAAACTCTGTTCAGTGCGAGTTCGAATCTCGCCGCTCCTACCAGCCGGCTCAGCCGGAGAAGCGTTATCATGGATTTTGGTTGTTAAACTACCACCGGCGCGCAAGCGATATGTGGCATTAGTGGGAAACGCTATATAAGGACGCAAAGCAAACGACCCTTTCCTTTCTTTGAACCTTGAAAAAAGCATATCTTATAACTCAGTGAATAGTTCGTTTTCAGACGGACACTGAGGCGCGCTGGTAAGTCAGTTGATATTATACGAAGCAAGGATACTTGCGGATACGGCTGTGTCATAAAAGGTGACAATTATGATGGAGGTTAGTAGCCAAAACGAGAGGTGCGGCGCTCAGTAGTATGTAGATAAAGGTAGTATATGAGTCGGGGACGTAATAGAGACACAAGGGGATTTACGGAAAACCTGTGCCGAATCAAGTTAGGTGTTGTGTGGGAAACAATACAGACCTTGAACTTAAATTGTCGGAGTGAGTCGCAGTTGCTGCGTCAGAAAACTCCCAGAGGTTAATCTCTGCTGACAGTTCTTCCCAATAAGTCCTTTATGCTGTGACGGTTGAGAAATCGACCTATAAGACTTGTAAGAAAACTCCGAGTAGGCAAAACGGCGTATTGATTAATATTGTTTTAACTTTTTTGGTGACACTTGTTAAAAAAAGTTCTGAATTGATGCTGAAAGGTATGGGTAACCAATCCCATAAGAGCTATGTAGAAGTAATTCTTAGGGTAAAAAGTTAATGAACGACGGTTTATTGGCTCAGATTTATCTTCTCTTTGACTGAATATATTTGCGTACTATGCAGGGTAGGACGAAGGTCCATAAAGATATGCTTTTTTCAAGGTTTAAGTATGGCAGGGAGTCACGGTGACCGACAAGCCTCATAAGCTTGTTTTTGTGGGTTCAACTCCCACCCCTGCAACCATAATGCACTCTTAGCTCAGCTGGAAGAGCCGCTGCCTTGTAATCAGCAGGTCATGTGTTCGAATCACATAGAGTGCTCCAACAGTTAGTCGTCGCAAGACTGATTAAACGAAAACCTTGTTTCGTGGAACCTTCGAGGCTTGGGGCAACGAAGCAAAACAAAGTCTCCAAGATATTTTTCGGTAGTTAGAAGAAAACCGTATAGGACGGAAGGGTTTGTAGGTCTGTGCCGCGCAAGGAATTGCGGAAACGATAATGACCAGTCTTTTGAATCCGGGGAAGAGACGAAAACCTACACAATACTCCGGCTTGGGTGAGGGGCTGAAACCAACGGACTTTGACTCCGTCGAGGAAACTCCACGTCAGTTCGAATCTGACAGCCGGTGCCAATTTTTTTAATGTTGTATAAAGGAGGCTACAATGGAAGAGAAGAAATTTCCAATGGGTGGATGTCTGCCCGAAGAAAAAGATATACGAGATTATAAGCTAAAAGCTGGTGTCGTATTTGAAGCAGCGCTTCCCGAAGAGTTTGTTTTTGGCGTTGATGTGCCTGTTAAGAATCAGGGCGCGGTAAACTCCTGTGTCGCCCATGCGATGTCAAGTATTTTGGAGACCCATCTTGGGGATGTTGAGAGCGACGATAAGACTCTTTCAACTAACTTTATCTATGGCACTCAGAAGCTTCTTCACGGACACACTGGAGAAGGCATGTATCTGCGTGATGCTTGCGCGACTGCATTGAAATATGGTGATATGGTTTACGACGATTGCCCCGGCAACATCGAGGTTCCAGATTGTTATGAGAGTGCAGAGGCAGCACTCAATGTCCCTTCCAAAACGGAAAAGGCTTATCATTATCGTATTAATAGATACTTTAGTTGTAACTCGCCCGCAGAAATTAAATATGCGATTTATAATTATGGACCTGTACTCGCCGCATTGAATTGGAGTTATAGTTTTTATGTTGACGATGAGGGGATCTTGAGAACGGACGATGAAAAACCTGAGTATTGCGGCGGACACGCAATTATGGTTATTGGTTGGACAAAAGATGGGTTCCTTTGTCAAAACTCTTGGGGCGAGGATTGGGGTCTCAACGGAAAATTCATACTTCCTTATACGATGAATTTTACCGAAGCTCGCGGCATTGAGGATTATGATAATCGACTTGACGAGGAAGACGACCCCATCAAAGAGCCTTCATTTGCGGCTACATTGAAGATTGTTTATATGATTATAAACAAGATTCTGAATTTCTTTAAGGGAAGAGGTCAGACCAAATGATAAAAATTGAGAATACAGAAATTGTTGGATGGGAAGCCGCAATTAGAGGTATGAGAAATCCACTGAACTCTTGGGAGAAGAGCGATAGTGGATACGGATGCGAAAATGATAAAGAATATTTTTGCGATAAATGCTCCAGTTCATTCCATTGTTCAAGCCGAGAAAAAACGTACAATATCGGAGACAATGACTACGACCTCATGAAACGTCTTCGCAATGCCGGCACCGACCATCGTAAGTTTATGAGAATGATTACGGTGTATGTGGATATAACAGCTCCACTCTACTGGTAGAATTCTTTCTGCCAATGAAATACTTTTCCTACTTATCGGTAGGGGTTATAGAAATATAGCTAACGGGGAACTTACCCAAGAATCCCGTGGGAAACATAAAAGTTTCAAATTCTTATAGTTTTAACATCTATTTCTACTTAACAGTAGAGGGCGATAAAATGGAAAAACAATTAAGAAAATCAAAGCCAAGAGTAGATTTAACGGGAAAAACTTTTGGATATTTAACACCTATGTATTATATCAAAGGTGGAAAATGGCATTGTAAATGCAAGTGTGGAAAAGAAGTTGATGTTGATACTCGCAACTTAAACAGAGGACATACCAAATCTTGTGGTTGTTTACAGAAAGAAAAAGCATCTAATAATACCTATAATATGTTAGGCTATGAAACAGAAGGTTTGAAAGTCTTGTCAAGAGCAGGTTCTGACTCTCAAGGGTTAGCTTTATGGATGTGTTTATGTAAAAACTGCGGAAATACATTTGTAACCAGAGGGTCTTCTATTAGAGGAGGCTATGTAAATAGTTGCGGTTGTGTTCATTCTAAAAACGAACAAAATATAATTAAACTATTAAATGAAAACAATATAGAATTTTCAACTCAATATACTTTTTCAGATTTAAAGGGAGCCAATGATGGACTTCTAAGATTCGATTTTGCTATTTTTAAAAACCATAAGTTATCTCATTTAATTGAATATAACGGAGAGCAGCATTATATTCAACCAAAAGGAAGTTGGGAAAATGGATATGATTCTTTAATAGAAAACGACAGAAGAAAAAAAGAGTATTGTGAAAAAAATCATATTCGTTTGATTGTTATTCCTTATAATAAACAATATACTATAAGAGATTTGTTATAATTATGAACCTGTAGAGACTATCTCCTAAGCCTTATGGGCAGGAGAGTAGGGCTACTATTGATACGTAGCGACGTTTTAGGAAACGAAGCGTCTTAAATGCCGAAATGGTATCCTATGTTTATACATAGTAAAAGATAGTCCATAAATGGGAAAGAATTTGACACTTACAAGGTAGGCACGGTTGCTAATTCGTGCTCAACTATGCACAAGATTCATGCGAAGGAGTTTACGCTGGAGGATTTTTCATACGAGCACCTATTAGATGGAAGAGGACTTAAAGTTTCTCATGAGGATAATTGTACACCTGATGAATCAGATTTCGGCTTTAGACTGTCAGGGAAAGAGCTTCTTAAAACCACTGTTAATACTTTAAATTATTATCGAAGAATTTTTCTTGAAACTAAAAATAAAAAATACTGGTGGCAACTCATCCAGTTACTTCCATCCTCTTACAACCAGCGCCGCACCGTAATGTTGAACTACGAGGTACTTGCAAATATTTATAAGTCTCGTCGTAATCATAAGCTCGATGAGTGGCATGTATTTTGTGAGTGGATTGAAAATCTTCCTTATGCTGAACTCATAACGGACAATGTAGAGGAAAATTGATTTTCTTTCCTTTTAAATTATGATATATATAGAAATAAAGAAGAGACTTAATATGGAAATGACTAACATTCAGTTTTTAAAAGCCAAGGACAAATTGTGTCATGCGATTCCTTATTGTAGCGAATGTCCTATTATAAAGCTTGGAGAAGAAAAAAAAGCTTCTTGCACTACGTTATTTCGTATGTATCCCGAAGAGGTATTCGATATTGTCAGTAAATGGGCTGATGACCATGCAACATATATGTCCGATTTTCTCGACAAATTTCCTAATGCAATGCTTCAGTTTAACTCCAAATATTCGAGTCCTATACCAATGGTTTGTCGAAGATATATTTATGGTACAGGAATTGATGGATGTGTATTTAATGAAGGTCCTTGCGACCAGTGTTGGAAAGAGTTCTACGTTTAAGTCAAGATTGGAGAATTAATTATGAAGTCATTAAACCTAAGGTCACGCGCATTAGTTTGAATACCTTAATTTAAAATAGATGTGAAAAGAGCCGTAACTGGCTCTTTTTTCTTTAGACGAAGCTCTTACAAGGCACTTATAAATAGAGAGCTTGAACTCTTTTTAAAGGAGGTTTTTATATGAAGAGAAGAAATCCTTGCACACTATCAGTAAGGATAAACAACCAAACTTCTTACCCCATAGAGCAGATTGAGTTTATTTTCAAACCCTATCTTACCGAAAATGTACTCACCGACTCTACCGTAAAGAAGGTATACACAAGCTCGGGTTCTTCAGAAGTTACATTAGGCGATAATAACGACCTTTATATTGTTCCATTTACAGCAGAGGATACCCTCAAATTTGAACCGGGGCAGACCCTTTATATGGACACCCGTATTAAAATGATAGACAGGGAGAATGGTAACAAGCCTATCTATCCCGAAACAGGAGTCGTTCCATTAACAATGAATGGCACACTATTTGAAGATAATCCCGGCGAAGGAGGTTGATAAAGATGGGACTTAATTATGTTGATATTTCAGTCGCGCCTCCAATTTTTACAGAAACTACTATAATTCCCGGCAAGCAGGGTATACAAGGTATACAAGGTACTTCGGGAGTTTATGTAGGAGAGAACGCGCCAACTGAAGCCGATGGAGAGTATAATGTTTGGATAAAGACCAATGGCGAAGAAATGGACTTCAGGGGTAATGGAATTAAAGGTTTTACATATCACTATGGTATTTCTAATAGTCAACAACAAATACCTACTGATTGGAAAGATACTCCTCCAGAAATGAAAGATAACGCCTATGCTTGGACTAAAATTGACATTGAGATGACTAACGAGACGGTAAAAAACCAAACCTTCTATGTTGTAGCCAAGCAAGGCACGCCCGCAGGCTTTGATGATAGTAAATGTACTGCTACAATTCCCCCAAACGATACTTGGGCAGAAAATCCCTCAGTTACAGTTACTCCTGTTGGTGACGACAATACAAAGAAAGGTTTCCAGTTTGCCTTTAAGCATTTGCGCGGAAAGAGCATTAAGAATATAAGAGCTTTATATGCCGTTCACAATCATCCCAAAGAAGCGCCCGAGGATAGCAAGTTCTCTACGGAATTGCCTGATGTCGTTGGACAAGACAAATATCTTTGGACAAAAGTAGAAGTAACAGTAGACGGTCCAAATGGTGGAACCGTCTATGCCTTTCCTTTTGTTTCCAAAACCGGTGATAAAGGTGAAAAGGGCGATACGGGGGCTCCTGCGGGGTTTGCGAAACCATCAATAAGCGTAGACGATAAGGTTGGTACTCCTATGGCTACCGTGGACGTATCTGGTCCAAATACAGCAAAGGAGTTTACTTTTAATTTTAAGAATTTACGAGGGGCTACGTTTACACCATCCGTTGACGAAGCAGGAGTTTTGCGTTGGAATTGTGATAATACAGCATTGGCAAAGCCCGCAGACTTTGATATGGTTGGTAAAATAAAAACTGCTTTTAGTGGTGGGTGTACTTTCCAAGTTTTAAATGCCGCGCCACCTGAGGGGACGCCGGACACTATGATAAGTTTGGTGGTGGATAATAATGCCAACGCTTAACTTTGAAATACCGAAGGGCAACATACCTAAAGATGGCACAACCAAAACAGCAGAGACAGTATCATATACCGACGCTGCTACAGTATTGACCAACGCCAAACTTCCGCGCTATATAAAATGGACCGATGGCTTAATGACCTGTACTGCAAGCAAATCTGCTGGAGCGGGCACGATGCCTTTATCAATGAAAATAGGCGATGGTAATTCAGCCATTACTGTTTATAATAATGTAGATGGTATCCCTTTTTCTGGCTCTACAACGAACGAGGTAAAAATTTATCCTCCCGATACCACGATTAAGGATGATAAAGGTGTTAAAATACCGGAAGAGCTAATTAAGTTATCTGGAGAAGGCAATTATTCAGTAGCAACATTACATTGGATATTTGGTGCAAAGAGTACGTGGCCAAAATATTACTCCTATGAAAACACGGGACTCACCATCAACTATGACAACCCTAAATATATTATTAAAGGACTCTCAAACAATCCTGAATGGGGAGAAATAACAGGCACAGGTGACTTTGAAATTATCGAAAAAGGGAAGATATTAACCCCAACAATAATTGCTGTTCCTAAACCCAACTGTCGTTTTCTTTGTTGGGATGATGGCGTTATGACGTCATCGCGAGAGGTGGTTTTGAAGGAATCAGAACTCAGCGCTCATAAGGTTACTAAAACCTATTCGGCTCTCTTTGCGCCGATTGCCTTATATGCTGGTGTCACTCCCATTTCTGAGATTTATGTAGGCACAAAAAAAGCCAAAGTCTACCGCGGCTCAACCCGAATCCTATAAAAGAGGTGATAAAATGCCAACTGGACATATTCCAATATTACAAATAAAAACAAAAGATGGAAAATGGCTTCCCGTAAATGCTATTGGCGGGCAAGTCGCAAGCAAGGTTCTTTACAATAATGCCTATCCAACCGTTGAGCAAGCGCTCGACTATCTCTTTAAGAATGGAACTGGTGGTGGCGGAACGGGTGGCTCATTAACGGCAGAGAATATCAGCTACACAGTATCACAAGATATTCAGGATCAATTTCCGGAACTGGCCGTGCTTGAGTCTGACACCGTTAAAAACGGACTTGATCTCGCAATGTATTATGCGCTTGCCGGTATGCTTGCAGAAAACATCGCTGTTGATTTTCAAACTTCGGGAGGCACGTCTTCAATTAGTTTGCAGAATCTTTATGATTATTCTATTCTTCCAGCGATTGAGGAAGCCCACGAGCATAGTAATAAGCCGGTGCTTGACAATCTCTCTGTCTCAAACGGCAAGCTCCAATATAACGGCTCTGATATCTCCGTCACAAAAAACGGCGTTATTAATGCTCTCGGCTATACTCCAGAAGCAGTATCTGCGCAAGTCGCCACAGGCTCAAACATAACCCTTGCCGACAACACAGAGTACCGGCTTACAGATGTCACGACCTTAAGCCTAAGTTATCCGACAGGCAAGTTCGAGTGTTGGATGCGCTTAACCTTCGCGGCAAGCGGAAATATTACCGTTACTCTGCCAACTGACACAGAATATCTTGGTGCAACTCCCAATTTCAAAAACGGCGAGACATGGGAGCTTAGCTTCAAGGACAAGGTTCTGGCGGCTAAGAAGGTTGGTGACGATGATGGAGGCGCAGGAGGAGAGAACGGTGTCACCCCGCACATCGGCGACAATGGAAACTGGTACATCGGCAGTACAGACACCGGGAAACCGTCTCGCGGAGTTGCTGGCGCAAGGGGCGATACAGGAGCAACGGGCGCAGACGGCAAAACGCCTGTCAAGGGCACTGATTATTGGACAGTAGCAGACAAGCAGGAGATTGTTAATGACGTCATAGCTGTCCTGCCCGATGGCACGGAGGTGAGTTACTGATGGCAAAGAAACTGTATGAAGAATCCTCTGTACAGAATATTGCCAACGCTATCCGGGAAAAGAACGGCGAGATGACCGCCTACAAAATCGGGGAGATGGCAGCGGCTATTGCGGCTATTTCCGGTAGTCCAATCGTGGACGACAACTTAGAAAATACTGTCCAGTACCGCCAGATGAATACAACGGCGGCGGCATTTCTTGCCGATGTGGACTACACCGAAAACGCCAATGATTACTCCGTTACGAAGGTCATACCATATTACTCGGCGACTACGACTTATAGCAAAGAAGAACCGGATGGGTTAAAGGTAAAAGTTCCGAATAACACCACGCTCACAGTTGCGCAGGGCGATAAGACCAGAAGTGAGGCTGTTTCCGGTGCTGGCACAATTTACAATATGGAACCACTGAAAGCCGGTACATTTTCCTTCGGCAGCAAAACTTACAAGATTGTGCCCGAGGGCGGTGTGCGTATGATTTACACGCCCAGCGTGTGGAACGTACGAGACCTTGGGGGTTGGGCTTGCACTGGCGGCAGAGTGAAGTACGGAAAGATATTTAGAGGCGGTCATTTTGGTAGCATCACAGATGCCGACAAGTTAACCCTTGTAAACTGGCTCGGCATTGCAACGGATATTGACCTCCGCAACAACAGCGAGACAGGCAGTATTACCACCTCGCCGTTGGGTGCTGGTGTAGAGTATTTTCACCAGTCACTGGACTTTTACGCAAACGCAGTCAGCACAAGCGTAGCATCTGCTCGGACAGTAGCGGTTCTAAAAAAGGTGATGGCTTAGCCGCAAATAAGCCGTGTTATTTCCACTGTATGAGTGGCGCAGACCGTACGGCAACAATCGCCTATATTCTGCTTTCATTATTGGGTGTATCTCAGAGTGACAAGGATAAGGAGTACGAATTAACAGCGTTTTCGGACGAGGCAGACGGGAAGCGGTTTAGAAATAGCAATTATAACGTGACCAATGGAAACGGATGGTATCCGCTTATTAAGTATTTTCGGGACACCTATACCGGGGAAAACGACAACGAGAAGGTCGTGGCATGGGCTGTTGCCAACGGAATTACAGCCACAGAAATCAATGCTTTTCGTTCGGCTATGATTTCCGGGGATGTCGGAGAAGTCATTGTGCCGCCGCAGGAATACACCGTGACCAATACCCTCACAGGCTGCACCAGCAGCAACGCTGCAACAACCGTAACCGAAGGCGATACTTACTATGCGACCATTACTGCCAACAGCGGTTATGTACTCGATGGCGCGACCGTCGTGGTCAAAATGGGCGGCACAGAGGTAACGGCGCTGTACTACGCAGACGGGGTTATCAGTATTCCAGATGTCAGCGGCAACATAGAGATTACCATAACGGCGGCGGTGTATGTGCCGAGCTACACGAATGTCTTACCGCTTGCCGTAGACCCGAGCACCAAGAGCGGCGTATGGGACGGAAAGGGCTATCGCAATGGCGCGTATGCGTCCTCGGCAAAGCCGTACTATGGCACAGATGCAGCCTGCTGGTGTACTGGTGCTATTGCAGTGCAGCCGTCTGATGTCATATATGTCAAGGGTGCAACGCTCGAAGGCAGCGGAGGCAGCGGACATGAGCGTTTAGGTGCTTTTTCAGGTGCAACTGGTGGCTGCTATTGGTGCAAGCCGTACACATCGTTGTCCGGCATGGCGACCGTGACAAAGTTGGGTGACAAATATTATAAAATCGAGCTCGACCAAAGCTACGCCAACTACGCCTACATTGGCTATATTATGTTCTCTGCTCAGGGCACGGGCGATGGCGTTGTTGTGACAAAGAATGAGCCGATAGAATAACAGGAGGCGTAGAGCATGATCAGACGTCGGTTAATGATGCTTAAAAAATCAAGCGGCGGACTGCCCGAAGGCTATACCGCAGTTGATTATATACAAACGTCAGGCAGTCAGCGCATTGACACCGGAGTAAAATCTTCGGCGAGTGTAGGACTGTCAGCGGATTTCTGCTTTGTCGATGCACGGAGCAATCAGAACTTGGCACAGACGTACAGTGCCCCGGAACATTATCAAATGTTGGTTTTGATGATATCCAGCTGGGGTTCGCCTGATGGCGCGACATGGTTTGTTTGCGGCTATAACGCACTCCAATATTTTAAAAAGGCTGATACAGACAGACATGTATATCACTTCAATGCGGACGGGCAATACACGGTCGAGATGGACGGTATACAGTATGAAAAAGCTGACCCGTCGAAAACAACATTTCCGGCGGATGCGCGAAATCTGTGGCTTTTTGTGCGCAATTCGCCATATGTCGATGGATATGCCCGTATGAAACTGTACTCATGCGCGATGTACGACGGCGGCAGAAAAATCCGCGATTTCAAACCGTGTCTTGATGCTGATGGTGTGCCGTGCCTTTATGACCTTATTAGCAAAACAGCATTTTACAATCAGGGCAGCGGTAGCTTTACTTGGGGGTGATTAAATGTACGGAAAACTGGTAAACGGCGAGCTTCGCGGCGCGCCAAACCCTTTAAAAACCGAAGATTCCTATATCTTCACAAATAATGCTGCTATATATCTCGCTAATGGCTACAAGCCGATAATTTTAACGGAATATCCGTCTGACGGGAAAAGTTATATCGACTCATGGGCAGAGACAGAGACCGAAATAACACAGATATGGACGGAACTGCCGCAGACTGATGAAATTTCAGACTCAGAGGCACTTTCAATTATTACTGAGCGAGATGTTCAAACTTGAAAACTCCCCAAAATTTTGTTATAATATTCTTAACATAATAAAAAAAAGGAGAAAATCTATGATTGACCCTGTAATTGTTCAAATTCCTCCCGAAGCTGATAATATTCAACTACCCGACCCCAATCTACCCGACCCCAATCTTCTAAGCTTCTACAAAGAAAAAGAAGAAAGATGCTTTTGGATAGATGAAGAAATAAGCAGCCAAAGTCTTGAGATATGCCGTCTTATAATCCAATGGAATCGAGAAGATGAAACTTTACGCTTACCCCCAGAGCAACGCAAGCCCATAAAGTTCTTCTTCTTTAGTCCCGGCGGCGACCTCGATGTCAATTACACAATTATCGACACTATTCGTATGAGCGAGACGCCCATCTATGGCATCAATATGGGAAGTTGTTGCAGTGCAGCGGCATATATCTATCTTGCTTGCCATAAACGCTTTATGCTTCCTCACGCATATTTCCTCTTCCATCAAGGCAGCGGCGCATTTAACGGTTCTTACTTGGACATACTTTCTCAAATTCAATACTACCAAGAGCAAGTTGAGGAACTAAGTAGTATAATGAAAGAAAGCACAAAATATACCGATGAAGAACTGGCAGATAATATTACGGGCGAGTGGTATGTTCGTGCAAGCGAAGCATTAGAAAAAGGAGTTTGTCACGAGGTAGTAAACGATATAAAAACCCTACTATAAGGAGATAATAAATGGATAATCTGTATAAAGGTTATAGAGAGCTTATAATGGATGAAAAAAATGTGGCGCAGTTCTATGCGGATCCTGCCGCGTATTGTAGTGACCTTGTAAATTTAAATCCAAATGAGTTCTTACTTTTGCAAGATTTACACGGAGAAACTTTTGATGTGTATAAAAATTCACCAAATGGTCCTGCGCCTGTTCGATATCCAATAGTATCCTCCCGCGCAGTTGGAACTTTGAAGCCGCGCAATATCAAACAGAAATTAGCGTTGGCATTATTGCAGGATGAAGCGGTCGGAGTTAAACTTCTTCGAGGCGTATATGGTTCGGGCAAAGACATCCTAATGCTTTCCCAAGCCCTACACGATATTGAGCTTGGTAAATTTCAAAAGCTTGTATTTATTCGACCGAATGTATCAATAAAAGATGTCCCTGATATAGGATATCTAAAAGGCGATGCTTATGAGAAACTAAGCTGGACATTGGGGCCGTTTTATGACAAGCTGGGCGGCGCGGAAGGAGTTGAGTATCTAATTGATGAGGGCGAGCTTGAACTCGTACCCCTGCCTTTTATACGCGGCCGCAGCTTTGAGAACTCGATTGTATATGTCTGTGAGGGGCAGAACATTACAACGGAAATTGCGAAGCTATTGATTTCTCGTGTAGGTGAGGGATCAGAGCTTTGGATAAATGCAGATACACATCAGACGGATAATAAGATTTATGATAGAGATAATGGAATTATTAAGATGATTGATAGGTTGAAAGATGACCCTCTTTTTGGAATGGTTTATTTGGATAAAACAGAGAGAGGAGCCATTGCAAACTTAGCAAACAAGCTTGATGACTGAGTTTTAGTAGGCTTTGCCTACTTTTATATATAAAGGGAGGGGAGAAAAAAGAAAAGTTTTCTCCCCTCTTTATGTTTTGGAGGGAGGTTTTATTGGGAGAAAATTACGCCGCTCGTTCGGTTTTTTTGCATACAAAACCAAAGGCTTGGTATCATAAACTTGGTGAAGATAAAAATTTGGCAGGACTTATGAACGAGAGTAGCGCCTTACAAGCAAAGACCGACAGCACACTACAAAGCCAGATTCATAATATGGAACACCGAGAGGCCACAATATACCAGCAATATTTTAATGGGTGTACAACCTTTGAAAAATTTATTGAGAATCTTCGGAATCTTTTCTCTGAAAAGGGATATGGGCAAGACAAAGAGATTCTACAAAATTTTGGATCTGAAAATGCCCGAGCCAAATTAAAAGCATATTTTGGGACTTCTTATGTGTTTGCCAATAATTTTCAGTTGACAGTAAATATAAAAAATCCCGGTGGAACAAATATTGATTTTAAAGCTTTACAAAATTTAGGTGATGGAATAACCATTAGTCCAAAACATAGAAAGATTGAACTCAATATTGGCATTGATGATGATAGTATAGGAAAAATAAAAGAGTCTTTGAATCTTATTTTTAATACGCACTTTGACCCTAAATCTTCTTACAAAGGCGGAGTAAAAAATTTCTTAAACAATATTGACAAAAGGATTGAAGATTATATAACAATAGTTGGTGGAGTTGATAGTGCTAAAAGCTCCCTAAAAAGTGGCTACACGCTGGTAGGCGGACCAAATTCACCTTTTAGATATACCGAAGAAGATATTACCAGCGCAGAAAGCAACCCCTCAATTGAGGCTGATATTAATTCTGCCTTAAAAGATATAAAGCAGTTCTTTCTAAGCCCCAATGGAATGAACATTCATAATGGAAGCCCTGCTTTGCGGTCGGCTTTTGAACTAACTTGGCGAACTAATATAGAGGCAAAATTTTCCCAAGCAGCGTTCTTTATGAAAGGTGGGGTTTTAAACTATCTCATTGGTGCATTAGGCGAATTTCAAACAGCGCTAATCAATAACTATATACTTCGAAGAGCAGGAGGATTAACTCCGGAAGCTATTTCAAGAATATCTGAAACTATTGGACAAAGACAACAGAATAAAGTAGACGCAACCGTATTAAAGGATATTGGTATACAAGTTAAAAACTACGATTTAAACGTCTTTGAGTCGGCTCGACGAGGAATTATGTATACAACTAATACCCCGAAGAAGTTTTTAAATGCATTGCAAACAACAGGAGCAATACCAAATAAGCCAGATGATACTACCATATCTACTTTGGAATCATTTATAGCCAACTATGCCTTTTCCGCAGATTACCGAACTTTAACAAATGCTTCGGCTTTTGAAAAAAAGGTTAAAGAAATTTTTGAAACTTACTATGCCGAAATGTATAATTTCGCAGTACAAGCCGATTTAGATGATACAGTTTTGTTCTACTCTATCGCGGGCGAATATTTAATACCTGCTTCTCATATTTTACAGTTAATTAGTCAAAATGGAAGCATAACAAAAATACCTTTGAACATATCGTGGCCGCAGCCGCATACTTATGAGTATTTTTATCCCGCAAAGAATATGGCGAGTCCGCCTTGGAGACAATACTGGGAACCAAGAAAAAGCGCAGAGCCACCTTATATTCCAACAGACGAACAATCTGCTAAAATTGAGAATCTTTTAAGTACAGTAAGTTTCTCAACAGGTTTTCAATTTACAAATCTAAAAAGCTTTTTAACAAAATATAACATGTTTGACTGAGAATTGGGAGAAATAAAAGTCAACTAATTGGAGGTTACTATGAAACTAAAAAACTTTCTCTCCCTTGGTGTGTTCTTACTAATCTGCGGGCTACTGTCCGCCGCGACTGTAAGAACGATACCCGCGGAGAAATCAGCGGACGGAATACTTAACACAACTACAACGTCCGCTATCTGCGAAACAACGACCGAGGAAGAGACGGTTATAATTGAAACTGAAACTGAAACCGAAATTATAACCATAACGAAAGCAATCGAAACTACAACGCGCGCGACTATAAAAAAATCGAAAGCGTCAATGCATGTGCCGTCAGAGATTTCTAACTTTAAATCGTATATGGACTATCGAATGATAACCCGCGGCGCGCAACTTGAATTGCAAAAACAAGCTTATACAGATGCTAATGGCTGCCGCAAGGTTGGTAATTACTTCTGCATAGCGCTTGGCTCGTATTATGGAAGTGAAATTGGTGCTAAGTATCGTATTCATCTCTCGGACGGTACAAGCTTCCTTGGAATACTGGCCGACCAAAAAGCGGATAAGGACACAAATGCAACAAATCAATATACAATCTACAATCGAGATATTATTGAGTTTATTGTTGATACTAATCGTCTGCCTTCCGCAGTACAACTAAGTGGGTCGCTTAGTTCTTTGGAAAAGTTTGAGGGGAAAGTCGTAGGAATCGACAAACTTTGACTTTTTTAAACATTTTTGATATAATATAAGTGTAATATAGGAGAGAAAAGGAGGTAAAAGGAAATGCTTATGGGATTTGATATGTTTAATGATTGCCTTGAGACGATTGAGGAATGTGAGGATAAGAGGGAATCATTAGCAGAACTTGGCATTGAATTTTCGGATAACTCAATTGTGGAAAAGATGGAAAATGAGCTGATAGAGGTTGTTCTTGCCGCTGCACCGACTTCAAACGAAGCCAATGTCATCCTTTGGTGGATGTGGGAAAATGGTTTTGGTAAGAATCGGAGCCCCCTCAGTTGGAACGGGCGTATTCAATATTTGAATAGCGCGGAAGAGCTTTGGAATTTCATCAACAAAGGAGTAAATGGAGGAAGGGAGGCTTAATTAAGCCTCTCTTTCTTTTTTTAGTTGGAGGTAGTAGTGAAAAGAGTTAAGAGAGCATTGCTGTTTTGTCTCTTTGGGTTTCTTGTAGTTATAATCTTTTCGTTAATCTTAGATTCTAACTTACAAGGCGCACAAGGGTCGAAACCTATCAAAGAAGATGAACCGAGTACATATGGCGTTGGCAGTTATGTGGATCTGTTTATACTGGACGGGTCGCCGCATTGTAAGTACCTGTTTGTAGATGTGACTGTAAATGGAAAGCTTACTCATATAGATGAGGATACCCATACAATCGTACTCCAAGACCTCAATGATGAATCTCGATACTTGCGCGCGATTGTACCAAAAGAAAAATGGGCAAAAATAAAATTCTTCTCGAAAGGACAAAAAATTTATATTAGCGCTTATGCAACCAAACTAACCTACTTTAATGAACCAATAGTAGAGGTTCGTGAGATAGGGAAAATTTGAATTTTTTCCTTTCCTTTGGTATAATATTTATAGAAAATGAAAGGAAGGAAAGAATATGTCTATGACCAGAGGGTTGGACTATGTTAATGAGCTTGCGAATGGAAAGCAGATTTACAAAGAGGCAAAAAATCTATTAGCATTTTCTGACTGTGTGTATAATTGCGGTGGTTTTGCATTAGGAATTCCGGATTGGTATCTTCCTTATGCCGACGATGGTGAGTATGAATCAGAAGAACTGGACGAATGTTATTACCAGTATTGTGACGACTTTCACCCGGGTTATGGCAAGCGATATGCAAAAGCTTGTACTGCGCGCGGTCGTATTATGGTTGATTTTATGGTCAATACGCTTGACTATGTGCGAGAGATTCAGCATTCGTCGGAGATAAGGGATGACGAGTATCTGGTTCTTTTCCGAGCTTCTGGCAATGACTTCCATTTTATAAGACGAATGGAAGATGGCTCGTGGGCGCACAAAATGGGTAGCTCCAAAATCAAAACGCTTACGCGCAAAGAGATTGAACCTGTTTGGCACACAACGTATAACAATTATCAAGGAAAAGTTTTCCTTTTGGCTGTGAAAAAGCAGCACGACCAGCCCGAATATTAAGAGCTTTAAAATTTTTGAAATTCTATGGGAATTTTAGTATAATATATATAGAAAGTGAAAGAGAAAGAAAGAAAGGGGAGGCTTCTGAAATGACTGAATGTTATCCTTGTTTTCGTGAAGATATAACCGCTGATATAAATGCGCTTGGACTTCAGGACGAAGTTGTCTATTGTGAGAATAGTGGTTATGATAAAGTCATTTATGATGAAGATACCGATGTAACGGTTTGGTCAGGAGCCTCCCGACTTGTATTTCCTTATCACAACCTTGTTTGTAAGCTTCCCGTAACTAAGATAGCTCGTTGGGAAGAGAACGAAGACGGTGAGTGGGGAGAAGAGGCATATCGATGTGATTTTGACGACCATTGTGCGGTAGAGTTAGAGAATTATGAACTCTCTATTAAGGAAGGACTTGATAAAGCTTTCGCGCCGTGTGAATTTTATGATATGGTGAATGGTATTCCGGTCTATGTTATGGAGCGAGCAGAAAGAATGGAAAAGGGAATAACTCCTTCAAAAGAAACTTCCGAAGCTTGCGAGAAAGACGAGCTTGATTATTCTTGGGACGCCTCACTTTGGGAAGTTTTTGTCCAGTATTATGGCATTGAGTTTTGTAAGAAGCTGACTACTTTTCTTCAAGATAATTATATAAATGACATTCGCTTTGAGAACTGCGGAATGATTAACGGACGACCTGTTCTTATTGATTATTGTGGATACTGGGGGGATTAAGAATGGAAGATGTTTTTATGGTTTCGTTTTCAAATAAAGAGAATTTCCATAAGTTTATGGAGATAGCACTTGACGAAAAATGGGAGTGTATTGTAAGTGCAGACTGTGAAGGAATCCCAATGGTTCAGGTTAGTTCTGCTGCACAGTATGGTGGTCCAGTAGCCACTTGGAAAGAGCAGGAGTAATATAAGAAAAGGCGGGCTGCGGCAGTCCCGAGAGTGGGCGAGGTTCGATTCCTCAAGAAGTTTCTGTTCGACTCAGGCTTCAACGGTTCAAACTCTTATCCGCGCGCACCTTCTAATTTATTAATAGCCTTTCTTCGGTCTCGTATAGCACAACGACGACGGTCCGGCACACAGATACGAAATACTGATTAAAGGCGTATATTGCGCGCAATGAAAGAACGGACAGATTACCGGTAGGCATTAGTTTATACCGGTGACTAATGCCTCTGTCCGTTTGGTATGCACTCTTAGCTTAGCTGGTAAAGCATTTGACTTTTAATCAAAAGAGCGTGGGTCCGATTCCCACAGAGTGCACCAGAAGGTCGGTTCGATTCCGACTCGGTGGTCGAGGTCTGGTGAGAAGAGAGGTAGGTTCGATTCCTACAAAGCACTGGTGAGCAAAACGACCAAAGGTTTGAGGGTGCGTTCATATTTGGACGGTAATGACCTTCGCGCGGCGAGAAAACCCTCACAGTTTGAATACAATGCGGGCAACTGCTTAGAATAGGAGAGAAATATTTATGAAGATATACTGGTCAATTCTTACAAGTAAAGGCTATCCTACGAAAGAAGATAAGCTAAGAGAAGAAGAAGAGTACCTGCGCCAGTTGGAAAAAATTCGTTTAATGCTGGGCGCGGAGAAAGAGTCAGATAAAAGGGAAGAAGAGTTTGAGGTGCTTGTAGATTCGGTTAAGAGACTACACGAAACCGTTAGCATAAGAAGAGCCGACTGCGAGAAACAAATCGAAAATGCGAAAGCAAAATTAAAAGCCGCGCGCGAAGGGTATGAGCGACTCACAGAAACAGGAAAGAAAGTTATCAACTGTAATATGAGTATAATAGAAGAACTTGAGCGCACTAAGAGAGAAACTTTAGAAGAGCTGTTGGGCATTTTTTACAAGCACAATGGAGACTTTACCGAAAAAGAGTTTAAAGAGCTTGAGAACTTGATAATGAAGTAAAATAAAACAAGAACCATACGAACTCCTAATTCGTATGGTTTTCATTTACTTTGGAAGATTTAATGTCTGATAAATATTTAATTAATTAAGGTGGTGGTCTTATGTCACATATTTATGTGACGGGTTAGCGATACTCATGGTAATATCGATTGCCAAAAATTTAATAACCCTTACTTCCCTGCGGCGGAGGGTGATTATGTTATAATTTGTGGAGACTTCGGCGCAGTGTGGGACGGGACAGAGGAAGAGCAGAAGTTACTGGACTGGTATAACGATAAGCCTTGGACGACTTTGTTTTGCGATGGCAATCACGAGAATTTTGACCTTCTTTCAAAGTACCCTGTGGAAGAGTGGAATGGTGGAAAGGTTCATCGAATTAGACCAAAAGTCCTCCATTTGATGCGCGGACAGGTCTTTACGATTGAGGGTAAGACATTTTTTGTAATGGGCGGCGCATCGTCAATTGATAAAGAGTATCGTACGGTAGGATTAAGTTGGTGGGCGGAAGAGCTTCCAAGTGTCCATGAAATGGAAGAGGGGTTCGCAAACTTAGAGAAAGTTGAATATGCGGTTGACTATATAATAACCCATAGTGCGCCGTCAATTGCGCTACCTTCAATCAATCTAACTTATAAACCTGATGTACTCTCAAAATATCTTACAGTTATACAACAGATTACGGAGTATACCCATTGGTACTGCGGACACTACCATATCAATAAAAAGTTACCATATAATTGTACAACAATTTATAATGCGTGGTGTCGTTTACCAAAGGAAAATTGATATTTTCTTTTTTATATAGTATAATATATATAGAAAGTGAAAGGAGAGAAAGAAATGAACTACTGGGAAGAAATTGCTGAGAAAGTTGCGGAAGACTTCGGTGTTATGGTAGATTATGAGGACCGCTTCTTTGTTTGCCCCGAGTGTGGTGAGCCAATCTATGAGGACGATTGGAAAGAGAGCGATTGTCTTGGTGCTGACGGCGAAGCTTGGTATTGTCCGATTTGTGGAGAGCTTTTAGTAGAGAGATAAACAAGGAGGACCAATGCACGCGGCGGGCACCACTGTCTATGAAAGAGATTGGATTATAGAAGATGAGGGGCAGGATTTTACGAGTTTTCTGCCAGAAGAGCATTAAAAGGAGAATAAAATGGAAATTATCTATCGAGCATTAGCAGATACTTCAAAAGAAAAAGATTTTTCTACAAGAGAAGCGTGCGAGGAATATGAGCGAAAATATCTTCCAAGAATGTGGTCGGAAGATGGAACTCTAACTATTAACCCTAATGAGGGGTATTTTGTTGAAGTTAAAGATAATATGACTGCATTCTGGCTTCAAAAGTTATATCCCAATGAGAACTGGAAAGACTTAGGCGCGGAGGGGATTGGAATTTACCGTTGGGATTTGGTTTTTGAGCGATACGAGAAGATTAGTTTTTATAACTACGAGATGATGAAAACTTTTGTTGAGAATAATCGTGACAACCTGTCCGAATGGTTATGATTTAAGGTCGCGCGCATTTGTAGTTTTGGATTGTTTTTATGATATGGGCCATCATATAATTATATAAAGTGAAAAGGAGATAATAAAAATGGAAGTAAGAACTGTATATGTAGCTTTTCCGGGAACCTCTTATGAAACATCGTTTAAAACCGAAGAGGAATGTCGTAATTACGAACAGACGATGACTCCAGAGATGTGGGATGTAGAAGGTAAGAGAACCCTCAATGGAGAGGAAGCCATGTTCGTAAAAGTAGACGAAGATATGATGCCGGTTCTGTTTGATAAATATGGAAAGAAGAACTTTCCCGGACTTGATGAAGAGGATTATGGGTATTTCTATTGGGACGATTACGATGAGACATTCCATTATCTTGACGAAGCGACAATGAGAAGAGTCCAGAAGTTTATGGAGCAGCATGAAATAATGTCTTGTTCGCGCGGTTCATGCTGGCAAGGGTCAGGCTGGGAGTATTAAGAAGTATGATGATTTATGTGATACCTAAAGGCGATGATAAACCTATTAAAATCGTTTTTGAGAGTGGGGAAGGGTCTGGTTCCATAGTAGAGGATGAGCAGGTATATCTTATTGATGAGCACCCAAGCCCCGAAGAAGTTGGAAAAGCATTTAGAACATTATATGAAAGATTAATGTCTGTAAAAGAAGAGGGTTGCGCATTATAAGGGGGAAATATAAATGGAGATTAATGAAATAAAAAAAGCTTATATAGAGCTAACAGCCTTTGCCAAAGAAAGTTTAAGAAAAAGCCTTCAAGAAAACAAGGCTGACACGGCTAAATATTTATCTGGTTATCTTGATGGACTATATATGATGTATAGAGAAGTAGAAGTACAAGGGAGCGAAGAAGCTCTCGAAAAGCAAATACCAAAAAAGCCTGATGTTGGTGAAGTCTTGGGCTATGAAGGTTTTAGCGGATACTTATGTCCGATATGTCATAACTGGCTTTTATGTTCCGACGATACGCCCACTTCACGCCATTCATTTTGTTCTTCTTGCGGACAGAAAATTGACTGGCAGAGGTAAGTGCGACGTTTCGATTGCTTGTTGTGGAAATGGTGTTTATGCAATCTATAAAAAGGAAGAACTGAATATTGATAAAAGTTGGACACTACTGCGCGGCGGTGGTGTCCTTTTTGATAAGAGAAGAGGGTCGCGCGCATCGTGGGTTGGAGAGAAGGTAGGGAGGAAGTAGGAGTTCTTTTTTTGAAATTCGAAAATTGACCGAAAAACGCAGAGGAAATAGTAGGTTTCTTCTACTTCTTAATGTAAGTAGAAATGTAAGTAAAAATACAAGTATAATTGTAAGTATAAATGTAAGTATACTTATAAGTATACTTGTATTTTTACTTATAAGTATACTTATAAGTATACTTACAATCTAACTTACAATAATTCCTTTTTCTTTCTTCGTAATAACCCCTTTCTCTTTTCGCACATTTAGCATCGAGCGCGATGCGCGAGAGGCGGTATGGCGCGAAAGGAGAAAGGGCTTGTAAGCCGAATTGTAAGTTTAGTGTGGGTTGGATTGTAAGTATAAATGTAAGTATACTTATAAGTATTTGGAAATTTTTTCGGAAAAAACGAGGGGAAGGAGTAGTGTAGGGGGGCTTGTAAGTCTTCGTACAAGTCAACTTATAAGTATACTTATAATCTAACCTATAAGTATTTGGGATTTTTTCCGAGGGGAAGGAGGCTTGTGAAAGGGGAAATGTGGGAGGAAGTTGTAGAAGGGGCTTCGGTTTTCTTCGGTTTTTCGTGGGCTTTCGCCCCGGTCGCTAACTCGTAAGCCGACTTACAATAAGACTTGTAATCCTACTTATAATCCCTCGTATTGCCCACATACCTCCGCCATCGCAAGGGGAGGGACGGCCGTTGGTACCTTTGGCACGGCGGAGCTACGATTGGGAAAACGCGGCGGCGAGGGGCAAAGTTTTCGGTGGTCTTAGAAGGTTATGAATAGCTGTAAAAGTGGTTAAGGAGTTGTGAAAGGTTGTGAAAGTGGATAGGGAGTTGAAAAAGGTTGTGAAAGTGGATAGGGAGTTGAAAAAGTGACTGCCCTCAAATTTCGTAGATTGTAAAATTTTTATAAGTATAAGTGTAAACTTAGGTGTAATCCTGCTTGTAAACTTACTTGTAAACTTACAATAATGGCGAGACCCCGGTTGAACCGTAACGGATTGTGAGCGAGAATTTTCGGAAAAATTTTCGGAAAAATTTTCGGGAAAAATCGTAGGGGAATCGCAAAAGTCGAAAAAAATTGCAAAATTTTTGGGAAAATTTTCCAAAAAAATTGCAGAAAATTCCAAAAAAATTATAGAAATTTTCCAAAAAAATTCTGGAAAACCTATGAAAACTTCCCAAAACCACTTCCTCCTACCTATAAGCCTGCGCGCAACCTTAAAAGTTTTCTTCGCGCATTGCCTAACCCGCTCTCTAAGCCATAAAAATATACTATTTTCCTTCTTACTTTCTTTTCTTCCGAACAACTCTTCCGATTTCTCTTTTCGCTGCCAAAAAACATTGAATTTTTCGGAGCGGGTTTATCTATGTCTTAGCTTACTTTCAATGCGCGCACTTCACTTAACTAAAGCGATTTAAACGGGAGCGGGTTGCGCGCATCGTAAGCTTTAATGTAAGCCCTCTTGTAGGCTCTTACTCACAGCTTTACCAGTAAGCCAAACTCACATCCAAACTTACATCCAAACTTACACTCAAACCCACTCCCGAACCTACAATACCTCCTAAAAATTTGAAAACTTTCTCCTTTTGGACTATAATATATATAGAAAGTGAGAGAGAGATAAGAGCGATACGAGCCTACAACCCGTATTATTTTCCAAAAACCAAAATGTTTTGGCGCTCCTAAGCGTTCATATCCACGTCCATGCCATGAACCCGCTCTCTCCCACTCTCCAATCTACTAAAAAATTTTTTGAAAGGAAGAATTGTAAATGACACAGAGAGAATTTTTTGAAAACATCCACGAGGGTAACACCGTTACTGCTGAGATGGAGGAGTATGCTATCGCTGCTCTTGCCAAGCTTGACAAGGCTAACGATGCGCGCCGTGAGCGCCAGTCGAAGAAGGCGCAGGAGAATGCACCCCTGCTTGCGCGCATTGAGACGGATATACTCACGACTGAGCCTACAGTTGCGGCGAATGTTGCGGCAATACTTGGCACATCCACTCAGAAAGCCAGTGCTCTGCTTCGTGCTCTGGTGGCAGAGGGTCGTGCACAGGTTCAGGATGTCAAGGTCACTGGCAAGGGCACGCAGAAGGGCTACTTCAAGGCTTGAGCAAGCCCGACTTGAGAGCGGGCGCGCATTATTGTAAGTTAATGTATGCGCTGGCGTAGAAGAGAAGACCAAGGGATAACCTTGGTCTTTTTTCTTTTTACTGCGCCCGCTTCAGTTTACTAAAGCAGCTCATACAAAATTTGACATTGCCCGCTCGCAGCTCCCTCAAGTTTTATTGTAAACCCGCTCGCATCGCAGCTCCCGCAGCTCATCCACGTCCCAGCTCACGTCCCAGCTCATACGCAGCTCATATGCAGCTTATGCAGCTGCCCTAATCGCAGCTCGTATCGCAGCTCATCTACCCGCTTATATGCCCGCTCCCAGCTGGGAGCGGGTTCTGTCTATGTCAAGACCTATCAGCGAGCGCGCGGATTGTGCACGAGAAAAATTTTTGGGAAGAATTATAATATGGAATTACAATACGGAATAAAAATTTGTCAATACTTTTGAAGAAAAATAAAAAATGGAGTTGGGACGTGTAACGTCCCAACCCACCCAAAAAGAAATAAGAGGACTATTGCCCTCTTACTTCTATAAAGGAATATTCAGTTTAGGCAAGTGAATACGAATTGATAAGACGCTTTCCGTTTGCCACCTGTGCGACAATGAGATGATTCTCATTGACAAGCTGTCGGAGAAGTGCATTTGCTTTCTGAGAAGTAATTTCCACCTTTTCGGCAACCTCTTTTCCCGTCATCGGTACACCCTCTACAAAGCAAGCAAGTATGCTCTCTTTAATCTCATCGTTCTCTTTCTGAGCGGGCGTGCGATAATTCTTTCTCTTTTCGGCTCTCTCATCGAGCTTTTCAAGTTCCGCGGTTGCGTGCTCTATCATCTCATCAGTGATAGTGCCGCCGTTCTTAATGCTCTCGAAGAAATTTCTCTGTGTCATAGTCTTTTTTCCTTTCTCGTTTTATAGTCTGTCGTTGACTTATTAGTTTTTCAAGGGGTTTACTTCCTCTTGATTACAGTTATATTATACTCTTATAGGGTAGAAATGTCAACACTTGATTTGGGACGTATAACGTCCCAACTTAGATTTTTCGGTAAAAGAAAAAAGAGGGTTATCCCCTCTTCTCTCTTTTTTCTTTTATGAGTTTATTCTGTTCTCGCTGTTTTTCATCTCTCGCAATTTTCTTTTGCTTTTCTTCGGCTTTTCTTTCCGCAATTTCGGCTTTCTTCTTTTCGTTTATTTTAAATTCTTCTCCAAGGGAATATGCGTCGAATATATCGCCGTCACGACTTCCAGAGGGAATACTAACGGCAATTTTTACAAAAGATTCGTCGCCGTTATCATAAACAAACGGAAAGGCAATTTCATTTTTCTTTATTTGAATTACTTCATCTCCCTCTGATTCTATTAAAGCCCAAATTTTTTTAAGAATTTCAGTTCGTTTATTTTCATTTTCTTGCTTTCTTGTCATATTTTTATCTCCTTTCTTTTTTTTACAAGTAAATTATACCATAACTTTTTTAAAAAGTCAACATTTGACTTGGGACGTTCGACGTCCCAGTTTTTCGGTAAAAATTGAGAGTGGGAATAATCCCACCCTCATTTTTTCTTTACTCGGTTATCGAATAAGAATTTACAAGACGCTTGCCATTCTTAATTTCCTCAACGGAAAGTTTTCCCTCGTTCACAAGCTGGCGAAGAAGTGCGTTCGCTTTCTGCGGAGTGATACCGACAGACTCGGCAACCTCTGCACCCGACAGGACGACGCCCGCGGTGAAGTGAGTGAGAATAACAGCCTTGATATCCTCGTTCTCTCTCTGCTTTTTCGTGGGAGTGTTACGGCGATACTCTGCCTCGTGGGCAAGCTTAGTAAGTTCCTTTTCGGCAAAATTGTTCATATCCTCGCTGATGTTTGCCTCGATAACTGCGTTGTAAAAATCCTTTCTTGTCATAGTCTTTTTTCCTTTCTCGTTTTATAGTCTGCCGTTGACTTATTAGATATTCAAGAGTTCTTTTTCTTTTCCCTCTTGATTACAGTTATATTATAACAGAAGTCTTGAAAGAAGTCAACACTTGACTTGGGACGTATAACGTCCCATCTGTGGTGGAGAAAAAAGTGATGATTGCTCACCACCTTTTTTCTTTATTCGACTTCTCCTATTATCTTAAACGGAAAAAAGATAATTCCACGGGAGAATTTATGCTTTGTCTTTTTTCCAATTAGCGAAAATATTTGTGATTCAATTTCCGCGTCATCAATCGCACAATGTGCCTCGACAAAATTCTCATCTTGCATTAAAAACTGGTATGCTGTTTCTGCCGAAGTAGAAAAATATTTTCCGCTACTTGTGAGACGGTTATTATCATAACAAAATTCTCTAAAATCATCATTATTAAGTAGATGTTTACAAGCAAGACCCCAAACATCAAAGAGCGGGTATTTTTTATTTCGGAAATAAAAATAATCACCATTGAAGTTTGAACCGCTTTTGTTATTTTTTAGCATATACTCGCATTTTTTCTTTTCGGAATTTATAAAGTTATCATAATCGCCCGAGTATAGCGCGCGGATATATTTTTCAGTAAAAGGAATTGCTTTTTTAAAATCGAACATAGAATTATAAGCGCCGACAGCGGAAACGACTTGTAAATCATTCTCAAAATTTTCCGCAAAAGAATCCCACTGCATACAGGATATTTCTTTATTGGAAAGTCTTTCGATATATATCGGGCGTTTTATTGCATAATAAGCAGTATCAAAAATTCTCGTATCGAAAAATATTTCCGATATCAAACAGCTTACACGCTTGTATATATTGCCGTTTATATCGACAATTTGATAGCCGATATCATATATCAAAGGTTTTGCAATAGCTATTTTCTTTTTGTTTTCCGGTGATTCTATTTTAGAAACAAACGGCAGAGTCGCCGTCTCACAGTCAAGAATCATATAATACTTTCTTCTTTTGTCGAATTTTTCCATTTTGGTTAGTTCCTTTCTTAATTTCTGATAGTATTATACCACGGAGACAAAAGAATGTCAACACCGGAGTTGGGACGTATGACGTCCCAGATTTAGACAAGAAGAAACCGCGTGGCAAATTGTCACGCGGCGCTGTTATTTTGCGTAAGGGCAATTTGGTTCGTCTATCTCGCGTTCGTAAAACTCATTTTCTAATATCCACCTTTTAGCATCTTCAAGAATTTCTGCTTGAATATTAGAAGGTAACATAGCAAATATTTCTTCTTCTGAATAAGTGTCTGTTATATATTCCACCACGCCATTATAACTATAATCCCTAAACCTTTTTGCTATTTCTTCATCAATATTTTTTTCTGTGTAAACCTCATAATTTTCGTCAATATAAATTTTCATTATCTTTACTTCCTTTCTTCTCTTGATTACATTTATATTATATACTATTACTTGCCACTTGTCAATCCTACTTTTGGGACGTCCAACGTCCCAACCTACAACGCGGATGTGACAATTTATCACATCGCGCGAAGTACATTTAGAATATTATCAACATCATATGCAGTGCCATTCCAAGAAGTGCGATTATTTTCTTCATCGTCAAAAAGAACTCCACTTCTTCCTATATGCTTTGGTGTACCATATGGAATTATATCGATATGAGAAAAATGAACGCTTGCAAGATGTTTAGAAAGCCAATTTATTTTTGCGTTTTTAACAATTTCCTCATATTCTTTACTGGAATTTTTTGCAGTCCACGAAACAATTCCTATTTCATATCCCTGTCGCAAAAGACGATTCAGCAGCCGAGCAAGCACCTGTAAATTAACGAGCGGGCGAGCGTTTTCGTAGGCGTCAGCTCGTTCGTTTACGATATCATCAAGCCACCCATTGACACCGTAGAGGTCTGCAATAGTGCCGTCCATATCAAACCATATCTGTTTAGTAGTCATTTCTTCGTTCCTTTCTCTTGATTACATTTATATTATACACTACCGCGCGCGAATTGTCAACAGAAGAGTTAGGACGTATTACGTCCCAACAAAGAGAAAGTGATGATTTCTCACCACTTTATTTACCACATAATTCGCTTTAAGATATCATCGAGTTCTTTTCGATTTTTAATTTCTCCAAAGTCAATAGCAAGTAATATTTCTTGAATCTTTTTATCCTGTTCATCTCTTATTTCTCTTATTGACCTGTCAATTTTTATTACATCGTGAAGTCCTATATCTGAAACATCAAAAGAGCAAAAACTTTCTGTATCTTCAAAACTTAAATTATAATTCTGAACTATTTCACGAATATGCTGATTTACTTCACCTTCATATTCGTAAATTGCTTTCAATGCGGCAGACCTACGGTCATCATAATCGCCGCGGCATTCTTCTATTTTCGGTTTATAAGCATTCTGAATATAATCTTTGACATAATCTCTGATTGCTTTCGTTGTTCTCATTTTTTTCTTCCTCTCTTTATTTTCTGTATATATTATAACCTAAATTTTGGGAAAAGTCAATGCCAGTGTTGGGACGTGTGACGTCCCAGTTGGAATTTTTGGAAAAAGTTGCGGTTAATCCGCAACCTCTTCCCGAATATTCTTCAACATCTCATCAAGTTCGGCTTTCGTTCCGCCGAGTTCGAGATTTACAAGTATATCCTGTATCTTCCGTCTTTTCTCGTCTCTCAACTCATTTCTCTTGTTGGCTACTGATTCAAACTCTTTTTTTCCAAAATTGCAAGTATAACTTATAATATGCTTTTCCTCTCCGTTCCACGAATCTATTGTAAATCCGTGTTCTTTAATTACCTTCTTCGCGGCGGCATTAAATTCATCAACCATTTTTTCGAGAATATCCTCTACTTCATTCTTTTTTATGGAATAGTCCTTAGAACAATTTCCAATTATAGGGTCATAAATTCCGTTGACTGTTTCCTCGACATATTCCTTGATTATCTTCGTAACTCTCATTTTTTTCTTTCCTTTCGATTCTTTATGTTTTATTTTTGTACTTCCTCTTGAGTACATTTATATTATATACTATTACTTATTACTTGTCAACATTGGACTTGGGACGTATCACGTCCCAACCCAAAATTTTGGTATATTTTTCTTCCGCATATAACCAAAATCTCCAACTCATAAAAAAATTCTACAAAACGCGAAGTGATAAAATACCACTTCGCGCGATTGTAATTAAGAACTTGCAAGTGCGGCACCGACACAAGACACAAATGCAATAATTCCTACAAACATAAGACAACTAACAAATCCCATTTTTTTCTCTCCTTTCTCAAATCTAACCGTGGGAGCGGGCAATTATTTTTTGGAATTATTTTCTTCTTTATGAAACAGACACAAAAATTTGTATAAAATTTTCGCAAGTCGCAGCTTCATTCTTTTCTCGAATTTTATCAGCTTTTCTTCATAGAAAAATCCCGTAATAACTAATATTACTATAAGTATATCAAATACTGTCTGTATTGCGAACTTCATTTCTAAACTCATATTATTACCTCTCCTTTATTTTCTGTATTTATTATACATTATTTTCCCTAAAAAGTCAAATATAATTTTGGGACGTATGACGTCCCAACAGTTTCCGTTTTGTTCAAAACGCACAATTTTCCAGAAAAGAAACCTCAGTCTAAACTGAGGCTTACTTTTATTGCAGCTTGTATTTTTTTCTGTAAATCTACATCATCAATTTTTCCATAAAATTTTCCGATTCTCGACTTATCAATAACTCTTATCTGCTCCATCAATATGCAGGTGTCGCGCCCGCGCAGCTTGAGCGGAATATGTGTAGGCAACGGGCGCTTTGTAGCTGTGGTAAACGGAGCTATTATAGTCGTAGGTGAATATTTATTACCCATATTATTCTGAAGAATTATGCACGGACGGACGCCGCCCTGTTCACTGCCAAAATTTTTGCCTAAATCGCAATAATAGATATCGTACTTCTGCATTACTTATCACCCCTTTACGATAGTATTATATCACAATATAAGCCCGATTACAACCCGATAGATGGGACGTCCGACGTCCCAACTTCATAGTGCGATATAAGCATATACGATGTGACAAGGTATCACACCGCAGATCCAAGGATGAGCGGGCTTATAAGCCCGCCCGCGTTCAGTTTATGACTCCGCCCGCTGATTCAATCTCGGTTATGATATCATCCACCGTATCAGCCCAATACATATACCAATCGAGCGCGTTATCATACATTTCAAGTGTCATATCATTCTGAATAGAATCATATATGTTTCGAGCGGATCCAAGTAACTGATAAGCATTTCTTTCTTGCTCTGCAGCTTTGTTAAGTCGAGATACAAGCTCCTGTGCGTATTCCATTGATATGTCCTCTGATATCCATTTAAGTTCATATTCGTTCATTGTTATTACTCCATTCTATAGTTAGTCTTGTATATCGCCCGAGCGGGCGGGGCTTTAAGCCCCGCACATCTCCTTGAACTCTTTCAAGCTCATTCCGTATTCATCAAGTATATCATATATCAGATTGAGCTTTTTAATGCTGTTGTTCTGAATTGATATTCTATCATAGAAGAACGGCTCACCCGCTTTTTTACGCGCCGCCATAGGCGTTGTCATCTTTAAGCGGATGCATCCGCACTCATAGAGCTTGTCAACGAACAGCTCCGCGGGTATAACATACGCTTGCAGTTGAACGGGCGCGCGGTCATCAAAGTCGGGCGCGTATACAATATAATCATTGTCGCGGATTGAATAAGTAACCGCGCCATTTTCGTCGAGCCGTTCAATCTCAAAGGCATTGCATTTAATTTCGATTTTAGCAGTTTCGCCATTGATACGCTTTTTAGTGTCGGTTTTGCCGTCAGGGCTTGCCATGCCCTTGAAACGGTAATTGCCAAGATACAATTTTACGAGTGCCTCGAACGCTTTACCACCGCGCCCGCTGTCAACACCCGCCGTGGGCTTGCAGTGATAATTGATAGCGCGCGTTTTTTCGAGATAAGAATTTACCTCTGCAATTTTCTTTTCGCGAATTGTCATTTTAGAACATTCCTTCCATATGTAATTTTTGTGTCCCCTCTCAAGGACATATATATGATACCACAACAGCGCAAAAAAGTAAATACCCTACGAGAAAAATAACAAAAAAATTTTAAACTTTTTTTAATTCTATTTTAATATTCTTTTGTAGCTTTCACATTTATAATGCTGCATAGGAAAAATACCTGCATCACTTTTATTTTTCTTTTATCGCAAATACCCCCGGTGATTTCTGGTAACTTTTTATTTTCTAAAAACGAAAAAAGGGCGGGCTGGCTACAAAATACTACGAACTTCAAAAATTTAATATTCTTTTTTAGAAAAATATCATAAGCCAACCTATCGGAAATTTGATTTTCTCCAAAATTCTCGGTATAATATAAATGTAAGCAGTACATAGGCCCTCTGTTAAGGTATTTTGCCTAAGCTCCCTTCGCCTATGTGCCCACCTATATAAAACCTACTAAGGAGGATATTTCCTTTGAAAAACCGCCTACAACTAAATTGGGAACTCCCTACCGCAAAAGAACGAATTGAGTTCCTATCTCGATATATGGAAGGTCTTCCCTTCGAACCATCGCCCGCAGAACTCGAAACTTGCGCCGCGTATGTGCTTTGGGGGTTTGATGAGGACGGCAAAAACGGCGAGCAAAAAGGTCAATACGACCTCGGCCGCAAACGTAAGTCATGGACACAAAAAGAACCCGCCTCTCTCGACGAACTCGTAAGTACCACTGGAGAGTCCGAAATTCTTCCCAAGTCCTATGTTCCAACCAAAGTTACGCGCGAGGTCTTCTCTCGAGAAAAAACCCGACGAGACGCTCCACCCGACCTACTTGTTCTCTTCGAAGCCCTCTGGTCCGAAATCGACATTTTGGATCTTGCTCTCTGTGAATACGAACAAAGACTTGGAAAGCGAAAAACCCCACCCCGCGCAGAACTTTTGGCAAGGCTTACGCCATCCGAAATCGAAACCGCCCACCAAAAGTCCCTTCTACTCACAAGCTTCTCCTATCTAAAGGAGCGTCACCATCTTATCGAATTGCGCCGCCAGCAGTATACGCTTCGCGACTCATTTTCAATCCCAACTCCGCGCGCACTACTTCATACGCCCGCGGAAGACGAAGATTCTCTTGTAAGTACGGAACTTGGGATCGCACCCGTTAGCTTCGCACCCCAGTTCTTCGTCCCCTTTAGCGAGCTGGTGCCAAAAAATTTTGAGGAGAAGGACCTGCGCGCGCTCACCAAAGTTCTTTGGAAGAGAACTGACCCCGACGCTACTTTCGATTTCCGAAAAGAACAAAACCTTTTGGAGTTTTTGGAATTGCGCGAGGACTTCCGCAATACTCCTCTCCAACAAGTTTTTACTTACTATGCGCGCGAGGCAAATCTAAGCGAGTCCCAAAATGATCTTCTTCGTATGAAATTGCGCGGGGTACCAAATATCCAAATCGCCCAAACCCTAAACGAAACCTACGGTAGCCACTATACCGATAACTACATCTCAACCATCTATCGACAGAAAATTATACCCCAAATTGCGGAAGCCGCGCGCATTCATCGAGAGCTTCTGGAGAATTTATTCTTTCCGGAGAACTGGAAAGTTTGTATTGGATGCGGGCGAGTTTTACTTCGTAGTAAGGACTTTTTTGTGCGCAAAAGCCGCTCCAGCGACGGATTTACGGGGCGCTGTAAGATTTGTGATAAAGAAGAGCGTGCGAGAAAATCCAAAGAGAAAAAGGAGAAAACCCAAAATGGACAAGAAGAAAAAAAGAAAAAATAATAAACAAGGACCCAAGCAAAAGCTTGAGGCTCGCCAATTTTCCTATTTTGTAAGCTTGCTTGCGGCATTACCCGTAGATGAGTTTGTTGGGGTCGCGCGCGTTCTCAAAGTTCGGCTTTTAGAGGAGAACGAGGGTAGAACCAAAGACGAAACCGAGGACGAGAAGGGTAAAACCGAGTCTCTTCTTCGTGATTTCGCCGAAATCTTCGAGGAAATGCTCGACGAGTTTTTACGATTGACGCCCGTCCAACGCCATAATCTAATTTGGATTATGGAGGCCGCGCTATCCGAGGAAGGAAACGAACTCCACGCAGATAGCAAATATAAACATTTGCCTACGAGTTTACTTACAAGGCGCGCGACCATCGAATCAGACGAAAACGCGGAGGTAATCGAAGATGCAACCACTTCTACGAGTACGGACTAAGACGTTTTCCGAAAAAATTTGCCCACGATGCGGCAACCACCTTGGGCCAGAGGACTTCGCGCCCACTAAGTCATGGTTCTATCCAGACGGGGTGCTTCCAATTTGCGACGAGTGTTGCGCGCAATATTTAGAGGAAAAGGATTTCTCTTGGGATGTTGTGGATAAGTTTTGCCAATGGGCCGACATCCCCTTCGTCCCAAAAGAGTTCGAACGTCTTCACGAAGCCAACGGCCGCAAAGTATTCCATACCTACGCGGCGGTCTTCCTTTCCGAAGAATATTCGAGTTTTGGATGGGAGGATTATAACGAAGAATTTCGTAAGCTCCGTAGCAAGGGGCTTCTTGAGTTCGAGATACCCTTAGTTGGGGAAGAAAAACTTCGCAAGCTTCGAGAGAAATGGGGCAGCAACTATGATACAGATAGCCTTCTTTACTTGGAGAATTTGTATAATGGATTGCTTAGTACGCAGAATATAAATGGCGCGCTCCAATCGGACCAAGCTTTGAAGATTTGTAAAATTTCTTGCGAGCTTGACCGCAGAATACGAGACGGCGAAGATTTTGATAAGCTTTTGAAGAGTTATGATACCCTTGTTAAAGCGGCGGAATTTACACCAAAGAATACGAAGAATATTAATGATTTCGACTCAGTTGGAGAGTTATTCTCTTGGCTTGAGAAAAGAGGTTGGAAGAACAAATATTTTGATAACGTATCAAAAGACGTCGTTGATGAGACGATGAAGAACATTCAGGCCTTCAACCAGAAATTGTATACGAACGAAACGGGAATTGGTGATGAGATTACTCGCCGAATCGAAGCCCTCCAAAATGCGAAGAAAGCCGAGGATCGTTATGATACGGGCGGCGAGTATGCGTTAGAGGATTACGAGCTTGATGGATACGACAAGTTGCTGAATGCAGATGAGGAAGAATTTGAGTCTGACCTTGGAGGCGCGTAACCATGAAGTTATTAAGTAAGAACCTCCAAGGCTTTGATGATGTGCAAGCTGGTAAACGAGAAGATATACCGATTGAAAAGGGAGCGGTACTTGGGGAAGAGTTTTTTGAGAAGAATCAAGATTTGGTAGAGAAGTATTGTAATTTTTTTACCGCTTATCCAGACTTATTTTTGGATTTGATTAAGCCCGTTGATTCTTCTTTCTCTTTCTTCTTCTACCAGAGAATTGTATTGCGCGCGCTCATGCGGTATAAGATCGTATATATTAGCGCCTGCCGCGCCTTCAGTAAGTCCTTCCTCACAATTCTCGCACTCTTCCTCCAATGCGTGTTTATGCCGGGTACTAAACGCTTTATCTGCGCGCCTTATAAGAATCAGGGTGCACAAATTGCGAAGGAAAAATTAATCGAAATCTTCCGACTTTTCCCTTTACTGCGGCGAGAAGTTATAGGAGGATCTGTTGCAGAGGTCCCCGGCAACTATGGTAAGGACTATGTAACGCTGAGATTTAGAAATGGTTCAGAGTTTACGGTGGTTGGCGCTGCTGACAGTACTCGTGGCGGCAGACGTCATGGCGGTCTGCTGGATGAGTTGAGAGACCATGATGAGAAGGATATAACAGAAATAGTCTTACCGTTGATGAACGTGTCACGTCGTCTTCCCGACAACACCGTAAATCCAAAAGAGCCGAATCAGCAACAGGCGATCATGACATCTGCCGGAGCAAGAACTTCCTATGCATACGACAAACTTATTGACTGTTTTGAAACAGCAATCATAGAACCTGATCGAGCTTTTGTCATGGGATGCGACTATCGTGTTCCTATGATGCACGGACTGATCGATCGAAGTTATATCAATGGACTAAAAATGTCGCCTTCATATAATGAAGAGTCCTTTGCGCGCGAGTATATGTCCTCATGGGGCGGCGGAGATAGTGAATCTTGGTTTAACTTCGACAAAATTTCAAAATATCGAAAATTAAAAAATCCCGAATTGCACGCTTCGAGTAGACTTACAAAGAATCAATTCTACTTAATTTCAGTGGATGTTGGCAGACTCAGCGACCAAACTGTAGCCTGCATTTTCAAAGTCAGTGTTCTTGATGGTAAGTATTTCGCAAGTTTAGTTAATATCGAGGTGCTTGGTCGCACCCCTGAAACTAAGCCATTTTCTCGCCAAGCGGCCGACATTAAGCGGTTAATCAATCTATATAATCCGCGCGAGGTTGTGCTCGATACAAACGGCCTCGGAGTTGGACTTGGTGATGAAATGATTCGCGCGCAGTTCGGTGAAGACGGAACCTACTATCCGCCTTATGGTTTTATAAATGACCAAAACTACCGAAAAGTACAACCTCATGATGCACGCTGCATCCTATATGGAATCAAGGCATCCGCTTCTCTCAACTCTCAAATCCACAGTAATTGCTATGCTAAACTAAATGGCGGCAGAGTACGTTTTCTTATTAAAGAACAAGATGCAAAGTTGTCTTTACTTGCCACCAAGACTGGCCGCAAGATGTCTGTGGAGCAAAGAGTTAAGAGATTAATGCCGCACGAGATGACAACAAACCTTTTCCAAGAAATGGCTAACCTTCGTTTAAAACGAACCGGCGCGGGCACCGATATCGTACTGGAACGTATTAATGAAAGGTATCCTAAGGATAAGTATTCTGCCTTTGCCTATGGGCTTTGGCGCATTAAAGAATACGAAGAAGAAGCCTTCAAAAAAGACAAAAGGCGCGGGACATCTCGTCAATTAATTTTTTTTACAGGAGGTAATTAACCTATGACGGGTTCTAACGACAACAATCGAATACAGTCCAAAGAACCAGATTTTGCAACCTCCTTTGCGAAAGTTACAGACTCACTTATTGCGACTAATGACCGGGCATGGAACAGCACTTCTTTCCGTAGTTATACTACCTCGACAAGAGATTATAAGCCCGAAGAAATTAAGCGCATCGTAGAGTCTGGCTCGTTGGAAGAACAACAAAAGCTTTCTCGTAACTATTTTCTCAAAGACGGCATCTATAAAAAGCTTATTATGTACTATGCGACGCTTTTGGATTATGCGGGTTTATTAATACCTAATCCAAGTTTCGGTCAGAATCTCTCCACTTCTCACCTGCAAAAGCGTTATCAGCGTGCAATGGACTTTATAGATTCCGTTCCTTTGAGGAGTATATTTACAACATTTTCTCAACGAGCACTTGTTGATGGATGTTATTATGGTGTTATTCAAGAGTTGGATAAGAACGTTTTATCGATTATTGATTTACCACCTGCCTATTGCGCGACCAACTTCCGCGATGAGTTTGGTAATGATATAATTGAATTTAATGTTGCCTATTTTGACACCATACACTCAGACTCAAAAAGAAAAGAAGCTCTTAACTCTTATCCAAAATTTATTGTAACGGCTTACAAGAAATATAAGAAAGGTAAAGGACCTCAGTGGATTCTGATACCTTCAGATGTAGGGGTATGCTTCCCCGCACTTGATGGTCGTCCGATGTTCCTTAGTGCAATCAGCGCTTGTGTTGAATATGATAATGCAATAGACGTGGAACAGGCGCGCGCATTAGAGAACATTCGAAAGATTTTAGTTCAGAAAATACCCCATCTTAGTGATGGTACTCTTCTTTTCGAACCAGATGAAGTCCAACTTATGCACGAAGGTGCGGTTGGAATGATGAAAGGAAATCGTAACATAAGCGTATTAACGACCTATGGCGACGTTGATGCGGTAGCATCGTCCAGTTCAGCAGATACAATTAATAACACATTGGATAGAATGTATAAAAACATCTACAATAACGCGGGCGTTAGCTCAGAACTTTTTTGCTCGACTGGTAGCGCAACACTTGCGGCGTCAATTAAAATGGATATTTCTATTATGATGACGTTTGCTACACGATACGCTTTCCTTATAACTCAACTGGTTAACCAACTTTTTGGAAATAACAACATTAACTTTAAATATGTGATATATCCTGTTTGCGAACAGAATCGCAAAGAATATGCGGATATGTGCTTTAAGCTCGCGCAAAGCGGCTACAGCTTGCTGATGCCCGCGGTTGCTATGGGCTTCTCTCAGCGAGATATCATTAATGTAAAGACGTTGGAGAATGATGTGCTTGGACTAACGGAGATATTAATTCCGCCCAGTTCTTCATACACACAATCCGCGGCCGGCTCTAAACCGGGTGCAAACCCAGTGGGCGCGCCTCGTAAGACGGATGATGAGAAAGCACCGCAGACTTTGAAGAACGATGAATCAGCAAATAATACGGGGGAAATTAGATGAGTGAGAAACTAAATCAATTTTCCGTAGAAGTATATGGAAATTTAGAACCTTATAACGAGGTTATTTCAAAGGCTCGCGTTCGTATTTTTTATCTCGGAGAAAATCGTAATGCCGCATATATAAGTCGAGAGTTCGCAGAAAAACTTTTGATGACTTTGCCTTATACTCCTGTTAAGGGCATTTTTGATGAGATTAATGATGATTATTCTGATCATGGCGAGCGTCGAAGCGAAGGTAGGATATATGGTATTGTTCCCGAAAATCCGAACTTTGCATGGGAAGAACATAAAGATGAGGACGGTGTGATTCGGACTTACGCTTGCGCGGACGTCTTAATTTTTACCGCTCTTTATGCCGAAGCTAACTTAATTCTCGGTAAAGGAGAGTCAATGGAACTCTACGGGCCTTCAATTAAAGGTACGTGGAGGATGATTGATGGTAAGAGACTCTTTGAGTATACCGAAGGCTGTTTCTTGGGCTTGCAGGTACTTGGTGATGAGGTTGAGCCTTGCTTTGAGGGCGCGGCTTTCTTTAGTCTTGATGACTTGCGCGGAACCATCAAAAAAGTGGAACAATATCTTGCACAATTTGAGAAGAAATTGGAGGATAAGCAAATGATAGTTAATTTTAAGCTTTCCGATGAACGCAAGGCAAATCAGCTTTGGTCTCTTCTTAATCCTAACTGCACCGAAGAGGGCGGTTATGTAATTAATTATGAGATTTGTGAAGTTTATGATAATTATGCCGTATGCTGGAACTATGATGAGCAGATTTTCGAGAGAGTTTATTACACCAAGAATGATGAAAACGACTCTGTTGAGATAAACTCTAAGGAACAGTGCTTCATTGTAGATGTAACCGCCGCGGAAAGAGATAGTCTTCGACTTGTTCAGGCTTTGAATGAGAATACTTTTGAGAATCTTGATAAGAGACTTGAGAGAGAGCAAGAGCTTGATGGTCAGGTTGGAGAACTTAATACAAAAATTGAGGCTTTGGAGCGGAAAACAGAAGAGTTTGAAACCCAGATCTCCACTTATAATACAGAGAAGGAGACGTTTACTCAGCAGATTGAGACGCTTGAGAGCGACAAAAACTCACTTCAAGAGCAAGTAGACGCACTTTCTACTTACAAGGCTAATATTGAGAAGCAAGATAAGCTTGGTCTTATCGAAACTTACTCTAATAAACTTGATCAATCAATACTTGATACGTTTGTTGAGGAAGTTGATAAGTATACTTATGAGGCTCTTGATAGAGAATTAGCCTACACTTTGGTTAAGAGTAATCCTGCGAATTTTGCTCTTGATTCCAAGAAACACTATGTTCCCAAGGATAATGTTGAGAAAAACGGCATAAATGCCATCCTTGAGAGATATACTAACAATTAACGGAGGAATTTTATAATGGCTTTTACAAGACTTGCTATTGATGGTAACGGTCAGATAGAGCTCAACAATGTCGCTTTCCGTCGCGATGGCCGCATTGAGGCTCAGTGCAAGCTTAGCGTAGCAGCAGAGAACGGTATGATTCTTGCTGTTGACACTGCTAAGCGCGAAGTTCGCCTTCCTAAGGCAGACGGTGAGGACTGCCCTCTTGCTGTTGTTTATACCAGTGAGCATATATACAGCGATAGAGAGGCTGGTCTCAAGAACTTTATAAACAAAAAGGATTCTTATCCTCGCATGGGTTATCCCGCAATCCATGATATTTGGACAACCAACACAATTGGTTACGACTCGGATGAGTTTACTTCGAACGATAAGGTTGTCGAGGCTATAAAGAACGCTGGCAAGACAGCTCTTTATGGTAAGGTTGGCGCAGAGGGTGTTGTTACTCTTACTGCTACGAAACCCACTTCTGGTCTTTGCTTCAAGGTTGCTACTGGTATGGGCGCAGGTTCTATGCCTGACGGTCAGGTTGGCGTTAAGCTTGAAGTCATTGGACTTTAATTTTTGGAAAGGAGGACTATATAATGGCTACTATTGCTGAGATTAAAGAATTAGCTCTCCATGCCGCTCGCGGTACTGCGCCTGCTAATTATTCTGTTCAGAATGTAAATGACGCCCTTCGTGATGAGCTTAAAGCTCTTGCGGGCGATGTTTATAGCTTTATGAAGAACCGTTATGATATATATTCTATAATGGTTGAAACAATCGATGAGATTGTTCCTAAGAGAGTTATCGACGCTATTGGCATTTTTGCTGAGGTTAAGGTTGTCGGTAACAATGAAAAGGCTACCTTTAAGACTCGCCTTGGCCGCAATCGTGCGAAGAAGTTCCTTACTCGTGCCGCGGCTTCTGGTGTTTACGAGACTTTCCGTCTTGATTCTGACACCTTTACTGTTGATACTTACACTATCGGTGGCGCTTGCACAATCGACTATGAGAGAATGCTTGATGGTGCCGAGGTTATGGCTGAGGTTATGGATATCATGACCGAGGGTATTACTGATTCTGTCTATGTTGACGTTCAGAATACACTGCGCGCAGCTATAAATGCTACTGGTCGTCCCGCAGCTAACAAGCACTCCGCTTCTTCCTTCGATTCCGAGGAAATGGTTAAGCTTGTTAATGTTGTCCGCGCTTATGGTGAGGGTGCTGTCATCTTCGCTCCCGGCGAGTTCATTGCTGCTATGGGTCCCGACGCTATAGTTCCTGTTGACGCTACTAATCACATTGCGGGCGTCTATCATCCGCAGGATATCGATGCTATCCACAATCAGGGCTATATCAATATCTTCCGTGGTACTCCTATCGTTCAGCTTCCTCAGTCCTTTATTGACGAGAATAACGAGCAGACTTGGATTGATCCTCAGCTTGCTTATATTCTTCCTACAGGCAGAGAGCGCGTTGTTAAGGTTGTTCTTGAGGGCCAGACCCAGATCAATGACTTTAAGAACCGTGACAACTCCATGGAGATACACATGTATAGAAAGATGGGCTCTGCTATCTTGGCACACCACAACTGGGCCATATATCAGAACACTGGTATTGAACAGACATACGCATCACCCTACGATCTTTAATAAAATGGGGGAGGAAGGGTTCCTTCCTTCCCCTTTAAAAATATAACCCTATAAGGGCGAGTAAAAAGGAGTAATAAATTATGACAGACGATACCAAGATTATGCTTGTAAATATGACAACGGGTTCTCTTTCCGTAAACATCCCCGATCTTCGTTACAAAAGACGCTGGGAAAAGAAAGGCGCAAAGAAGCCTATGCCTTGGGGCGTGCTTAAAGAAGCTATTTATGACCCCGGCTTTGAGTATATGGTACAGCAAGGTATGCTTTTCATTGATGATAAGGACGCGCGCGTTGAGCTTGGGCTTGAGGATGGAAATACAGCAGAGGTAATCTGTTTAAATGATTCTCAACTCAAAAGAATGGCAACAGTTATGCCGCTTGTTGATTTTAAGGAGCAGATAAAGAAAATTCCTTACGAACAGGTTCAGAATCTTATCTCCTATATGATTGAAAATGAATGTGCAGACATATCTAAGACTGAAATACTCAAGAAAATGACAGGCATAGATATCATGTCAGCAATCAAGCTAAATCGTCAAGCTAAGGAGGACTAACATGACTCCCTATTCTACTGTGTACAAGGCGGCGCTTGGTAGAATCTTGGAAGATGAATGGACTGAGTGGACAGAAGACGAGATTAAAGAAGACTTATCTGGACTTCTCGATGCGGCCTTGCCTTGGTTTAAGTTTCCTCGTGTTTCTTTGAAACGTACCGACGAGGGGTTTGAGGGCGACTTAAGCAACGAAGAAATACAAATTTTAGCCTCTCTTATGAAATGCGAGTGGCTGAATCGTAGTATTATGACTTGGGAGAATGTTAAACCTTTGTATGATGAGAGGGACTTTTCTCCCGGCAACACTCTTGACAAGCTCAATAAAACGCTCAAGTATGAACGAGACACCGCGCGCAGACTTGAAAGCATTTATTATCGGTCTATTAAAGGGTCTCCATATAATTATCGGAAATGGGCTGGTGATAATTCATGACCTATGCGCAGGAAGGATATGCCAATAAGCTCAAAAATAAACTTTTTGGGCTTTTGTGCGAGTTTGAGAAGAATCGAGAGTGGGAAAAATTTTTAGATTCAATTATAATTGAACTAATGGGTATTCCCGAAGAGGATCGCACAATCAACTATTATATTTTAATGTATAAGCTCTCGACATTAAGATATTTACGTTATGAATATTTCAGGAGCACTATTTTTGATTGCATGACTTTAGTTTCAAAGGGGTGAGGTAATGGGCGATTTTGATATATACTTTAAAAGGCTGAATCGCTATGGTACTGATTACCCATCTCGACTACAAAACCAAAGGGAAAGAGAGTTTGAGCGTAAGCTTACCTATTCAGTTTACAGACTGGACTTTCCCTATGGAGATACAATGGAAGCGGGTACTTTAGAGCCTCTGTCACAAGATAATACCAAGACAATGGCGCATCTTCTAACACGAACTCGAGTTCAGTTAGAACCGGGCACTATTCTTATGTTAGATGATGCGAATAACCAAAAAACTCCTTGGATGGTATACTATCTTGAACATATTAAAGCAAGTGGTTATAATCGTTACACCCTTATACGAATGACCCACTATTTGACTTGGACTGCGCGCGATGGTAGCACACAATCATCTTGGGCTTATGTCTATGGTCAAGAAGATAATATGTTGAAAGATGAAATTAAGTCTCGTTCCCGTATGAACGTTCTATACCGAGAAAATCTTAAACTGAGTTTTATGGTTATGCCCAAAAACCCATACATTAAAAAAGATGTATATTTTGAGATTGGAGAGGGCGCGTTCAAAGAAGGTTATGTAATTACAGGTTATGACCTTTTATCAACTCCCGGAGTTGAATTTGTGTCATATGATCCAGTGTATCTCTATGACAACAGTCCCGCGCCTACAAAGCCGGAAGGAGATACATCTGATGATTACTACTGGTTAGAGGGAGGCGAAGAATAATGGGAGTGCGAAATTGTGAAGAGCTTGGGCGCAACCTTCAAAAAATTATGAATCGCCTTTTAGCTAATCAGAACCTTCTCAAATTATTATACTATACTGATAAAGACCCCCTAAGCCACGAGGACTTTACAAAAGAAGAAATTCGAGAGAAGTTTTTTGAGAAGTTGATTAGGATTATCCCTAAGGTTGGTCCAAAAGAGACCGCCAATTCTATTGTTGTTTTACGAGTTGAATCGGGAGACATAAATGATAATGATGAGTTTAGGGATTTTATTATAAAGGTCGAAAGTTTCGTACCAATGACGCAATGGATTATTAAGGATAGCAATTTGCGTCCTTTTGCAATACTTGGAGAAATACAGAAAAGTTTAAGTGGTAAGACGATTAACGGTCTTGGCAAAATAGTAGGCGGCGATTTTGATTTGAATTTCGTTACAGAAGAAATAAGCTGCTATGAACAAGGTTTTATGATTACAGCTTATGATTAATTCCTATGCCTTTCTACGGCTGCCGATACAAAAAAAGAACTACTCTGTATATCCTCCATCTTTAAACGATAGTTTAAAGAATCCTAAATTTACACAATGGGAAGGACTTTTTACTACTTCACAGGAAGAGTTAGAAGATTCTATCCATGAACATAATCCGAGTTATGAGGGACCAATTCCTACTCCTTGGATTTTTATTCTGGGGAGTGCTCTTGAGGACAAGGAGTTCGAGACTACGGTGCGCGAAGCCTTTCAGTTCTTTCTTCACGAGGATATTACAATTCTATATGATAGCCAAGTTATAGTGCTTGGAGATCTTGAAAATGAATTAATGAACGTAACTTCTGCAGAAGAACTCCGCATAATAGACGAAGAGGAGTTTTTTGAGTTGCAAAATACCGTGCGGATAAGCTTGGGAATGAACCCCGTAGAGAAGCCCGATCCCGATGAGAGCCCGCGCGTTAAACGAATGAAAGCTAAGGCAAGACTAAGAGATAGGATTAAAGCTAAAAAAGGTATGGGTTTATCTCTTGGCGATTCTCTTGTTTCAATTTGTTGTATGGGAATTGGACTCACTCCACTTAATATCGGAGAGATTAGTTACGCCGCGCTTGGTAAGATTATCGATCGTTATCAGAGGAAAGAAGCCTATGAGACGGACGTTAAATCAATACTTGCAGGCGCGGATGCAAAGAAAATACACCCGAAATATTGGATTACAAATGAATAAATTTTATTAAGGAGGCTATTTTAATATGGCAAATATCCTTGAACAGTACGGCATTAAAGAAGTATGCGACTTTACGCTCTATGATATTGGCGCAGACGGCAAGCCTACTGTACCGGTTCTTTACCTTGATACACTAAAGGTTTCCACTCTTGAGCAAACCGCAGAGGATACCTCGGCAAAAGGTGGTAAGGGTAATGCCGATCTCATTATTTGGGACTTCGGTAAGGAGATCAATATCACTCTTGAGGATGCTCTCTTCAGTGCTAAGTCCATGGCCATTATGTTTGGTAATGGTACTGTTACCGATTATACTGGCGCCAGCGCTTACATTATGAAGACAGAGAAGTTTATTGCAACCGCGGCAACGGTTCCTGTAGTCAGCGGCAGTACTTATTCTGATGCTTCTGGTTGGTCTGCGAAGTATACTGCACCCGATGGCAAGCTTTATGAAAAGAAGAATCCCAAGTTCTTCGACGCCAAAGGCGCTACTCCTGCAACACTTACTGTTGGTGAGACTTATTTCTGCTCCTTCGATGTTCTTGTTGATGGTGCGATAATTGATATCGGCGCATTCACCTTCCCCGGCACTTACTATGCTGTTGGTGATACTTTCGCCAGATCCAAAACTACCGGTAAAGATGAGGAGTTCCAGCTCATCATACCCAAGGCAAAGGTTATGTCCGAGAACACGATCACGATGGAGGCAGAGGGAGATCCCTCCGTTTTCAACATGAACCTCCGCGTACTCCGTCCCGCGGATGGTAAGATGGTACGTCTTGTTAAGTATAAGCTCGCTGGTGAGGGTTCTCCCAGCGCAGAGACTACTTCAATCTACCATGCTACCGACCTTAAAGCTAACGCTGCTAAATCTGGCAACAAGTAAAAATTAAAATTAAAAAGGCGGATGTCGAATGGCGTCCGCCTTTTTACTAAGGTGATAAAATGACTGAAACCGCCCAATTTGGATTTAAAGAACTGTACTCTGTTCTACTAAAAGCTACTTATCCAATGGAGATAAAAGGCCGGAAATTCGAGGTTGGAGAAACAATCGCGGCATTTGACCGCATTAGCATAGCTAACTTCGAAGAAATTAAGAGTTATATAAGTGCAAATGGAGGCTTTGACAACAGAGCAAGAGTTGATTGGGACACAACAAAAGAAGTTCAGCTTATTTTTTCCCAAGGAGTTTTCTCTAAAACTCAATTTGCTTTGATGAATGGGCTAAGGCTTTTCGACGTACAGAATGAATCCATTGAGGTTCCAAAGTATGAGGAAAAGGAAAGCGATGAGAATGGAGTTATTACTTTTTCAAATCCACCTGCACCTGATACAAAAATTTTTATATATGATAAATCTACTGGCGAGAAAATTATCTCTTACGAAAAAGTAGATGAAACCCATTTTAAAATTGATAAGCCATACACTAATGTGATACTGGATTATTGTTTTGCTTACAATTCCGGCGCTACGATTGCGCGCGTTGGTCAGCCAACTTTTGATGGGTATCTTTACTTAATAGGAAAGACTCGTTTTAAGGATGACGAGTCTGGAGCTACAAAGACCGGAATTATAACAATTCCACGATTAAAACTGGTGTCTGACCTATCAATTCGTTTGGGAAAAAATGCTACTCCGGTTGTTAGTACCTTGCGCGCAAAGGCTATACCAGTAGGCGGAAGGAATAACACCAGAGCTATGGATTTAACATATTTAAATGACGATATAGATAGTGATATATGAGGTTTCGACATTAGTTTTAATTCTAAAACTAATGTCGATTTTTTTATAAGGAGGAAAGGCTTTGAGAAAGAACGGAGGAACAATTCAAGAAACTCTAAAAATTAATATTGTTACTCAGCTTGATAATATAGATCAAACTGTGAAAACAATGCGAGATAATCTCTCGAACCTAAATTTAGGAGCATCTACACAAAAAGAATTTAACCAAATTTTAAGTGGCATTACAGAAAAAGTTAAGAACTTGCGCGCATCTACAAAGGATGGCGTAATTAAATTTACTAATAAGAATCAAGTTATAAAAGATATTAAAGCAATAGAGCAAAAGCTCCAAAGACTTGGAATTGACACTGAATTCTTAAGTGTTAATGAGAAGAATTTACAAAAATCTGCAAAAGTTATTGAGCAAATGACTGCCGAGCGCCGTAAGTATACGGCTGCAGTAGAAGAAGCAAATAAAAAAGAACAGGCGGCTCAAGAACGAGTTAATAAATGGCAAATACAAAAAGATAATGTTTCTCAAGTCGTAAAAGGTTATAACGCGCTTGCCAGCGTGTTAGTTCAAGCAACTCAAAAAGCTGAAGCAACTCAGAAAGCTCTTGAAGAAGCACAAGATCAATTAGATAGCTTCATGGCAAGCGAGAAGAATGATAACTCAGAGGCTGCAAAAGCCGAAATACAGCGCTTAAAGAAAAATGTTTCTACTAAGAAAGGTCAAAACACCAGAGCTCATAATGCCGTTGCGAAAGCTCAGGCAAATTTAGATAATTATGATACGGGCGAATTTGAGAATATAAATAAAGCTAACAAGCGACTAAACGAAATAAATGAAAGTCTCAAAAAAGCGAAAGAAAATTTGGCTGCAATAAAACAGCAAGATATTGGTGCGGCAAGATTTGAAGACTTAAAAAAGAATCTTGAAAGTATGAAAGATATTGATTGGTCTTCTTTTGGGGTCGATTTTTCAAAAATTCAAAGTCTTGAAGATTTTAATAGAGTATTAAAATCAATTAAAGATAGTTCTGGTAAAGGTGCAGAAGAAGCTATTGAAGCAATAAATAGAGCTCTACAATCAGCTCTTGGTAGTGCGGGCAGTATGGGAAATGAAATGGAAGATGTTTCTGACCAGTTTGACCGCTTAGCCGCTCAAAAACGAGATATCGATTCATTACGTCAAAGCTTATTGAATTTCTTTGGTATTCAAAATGCAATTCAATTATTTAAGCGTGCAGTTAGAGAGGCCTATGAGTCTGTAACCGAACTTGATAAAGCAATGACTGCAACGGCTGTTGTTACTGACTTTTCTGTTGGTGACATGTGGGAGCAGCTTCCCGAGTATACCAAAATGGCTAATGAGCTTGGTACGACAACTCTCGGTGCATATGAAACTGCTACGCTCTTTTACCAGCAAGGTCTTAAAACCAACGAGGTAATGGAAGTCTCTAATGAGACGATGAAGATGGCACGTATCGCAGGAATGGATTATGTCGATGCGACTAACATGATGACCGCTGCGCTTCGTGGTTTTAACATGGAAATTAACGAGACTTCGGCGCAAAAGGTCAATGATGTTTATTCAGAACTTGCTAAGATCACTGCCTCAGATACACAAGAAATCTCGACTGCAATGACAAAAACTGCCTCCATCGCGCACAATGCAAACATGGAATTTGAGACTACGGCAGCTTTTCTCTCGCAGATTATAGAAACAACTCGTGAATCTGCAGAGACTGCAGGTACTGCAATGAAAACAATCGTTGCACGTTTCACTGAGCTGAAAAAGAATCCGAATGAGCTTGTTGAAGTTGATGGCGAACAGGTTGATGCTAATAAGATTGAGACGGCGTTGCGTTCGGTTGGCGTAGCACTTCGTGATAGCAACGGTGAATTTAGAAAACTTGATGATGTTTTTCTTGATTTAGCTAAGAGATGGGATTCTTTAACTGTAAATCAGCAACGTTATGTTGCAACGATGGCTGCAGGTAGTAGACAGCAGAGCCGTTTCATTGCTATGATGTCTAATTACGACAGAACTATGGAACTTGTAAATGCAGCATACAATAGTACTGGTTCATCACAGGAGCAGTTTGAGAAAACAACTGAATCTTTGGAGAGTAAGATTAACCGTTTACATAATGCTTGGCAAGAGTTTACGATGAATCTTAGCAACAGCGCGATTATTAAGGGCGCGGTTGATATGCTGACGGGATTCTTGAATATTATTAACAAGATTACAACCGTCGGCGATACGATGAATAACAGTTTAGTTTCTTTTGGACTAACTCTTGGTTTTGTTATTAAAACTTTTTCTACTTTAGGAAAAGTATATGATAAATATGGAGATAAAATTTTTAATGGCTTAAAGGGTATTTCAAAGCTTACTAAACCGGCCGATATAGCGGCGGACGTTAAAAGTGGAACTGAAACGGGAATACAGTCGGCTCAAGCGAAGGTGTATGAAGCTACTCGCACTTCTATTTTTAATGCCACTCGAGATGGAATGACTGCAGGAGCAGAGGCAGCAAAAATTACAAATGGCGCAACTCCGAGTGGCGCAGATATCCCTAATGCTGCTGGTGGTACATCACCTGAGGCAGCAAAAGAGCTTGGGGAAGAAATTGGAGACAGCGTAGAAGAGGCTATTAATAAAAATACTACGCAGATTCCTTTTAAACAAAATTTGGGACAATCTTTCTCTGGAGGACTACAAGCTGGACTACAAAAATCTCAAGGGCAATGGGATAAATTAGCATTAAGTTTTAATAATCTTATTACTTCTGCCCACGGATTAAAAGATGGCTTTAAAAAGCTTCTTATAGACGGAGCGGCTAAAGCTGGTTCGGCTTTGGGCAGTTTAGTAAACCCCACCACCATACTTATAGCTTCTATTGCTGCAACAGCCGGTATAATTAAGCTAACTCAAATTATTGTAGATAAAGCTATTCATACTGCCGATGAGCAAATAGCAGAGATGAATGAAGCTCTGGAAGGAGTTAATTCTAATATTTCCTCTTTAAGCTCGACCTTAGTAGGTATAACAGAGCAAAAAGATAAATTTAATAATCTAAGTGCTGAATTAGAAAGCTTAACCCGAGGTACAGTTGAATACGAGGCGGCGCGAAGAGAATCTAATGATATTATACGCAAAATATTAGAAAGCAACCCTGAGTTAAGCTCTCATGCTAATTATGAAGATGGTAGATGGACGCCTGATGCCACTTTTTGGGATACTTTTAAGAAAAATACTGAGGAAGCTATAACTCGAGCAGAAAACTCAAAGAGTGTTTTAGAGTCTACTAAATCTGAGGCTGAACTTAGAAAAGCCACTGGCGAGCTTGGAACTACAGATATTACCGATGCGGAAAAGCAAAATATAAAGAAAAGTGCCTTAGGCGCTGGAATTGGTGTCGCTGCAATTGTTACAGGTGTACTTGCTGGATTAGCTGGCGCTATAGTAAGTGGTGGTATGTCTTTAGCGGCAATACCGACTGCTCTTACTTTTGGAGCAGGAATGATTGGTGGAGGAGCCGTTGGCGCTGGTGCCGGTGCTGGTATTGCAACAGGAATTTCCAAGACAGGCCAATCCCAAGAAGATCTTAACCTTACTCTCTCAAAGCTTTCAACTGAAAGAGGCGCCACCTTTACCGATGAAGAAATTAAAAAGTTTTCAGAGGGAATCTTTGAGAGCGAAGAAGATGAAGCTCTTGTCAAAAAAGTCTTCAACGGTAGTAATAAAGAAGCTCAAAAATTCTTTAAGAGCTTGGATGGTAGTTCTGAAACATTAAATAAGGCGATTGAAGCTTTAGATAGGAACACAGCACAATTATCAGAAGAACAGTATAATGCTACTGGCGGAGATGCTGAAGGTAAGTATTATTATTCCACCGAAGCCGCAAAAGCAGATAGAGAACAAGCCTTTGCCGCGGTTAAAGATGCTGTAGACTGGGTTCCTCAATGGGATGAGCAGGATAAAATAATTGAAGGCACGGGAAAGACTGTTGCCAGCTATCTTGATGAGATATTAAAAGATAGAGAAGGCTACACCAAGGACTCTAAAGGGCGCTGGACTTATGAAGGTAAGTTACTTGATCTTGAAAAAAATGACCAGTTGACTAATCAAATTGCGGGTTTGGTTGCAGTAGACTTACAAAAGAGCACTGCTGAAAAGAATAAAGAAGCTTATAAAGGAATGTCACCCGATGAAAAACGCGATTATAAGAACTACCAGACAGAAAGGGTTAAACAATATAAAAGCGAAGATTGGAAAGACGTTAAGGGTACGGTTAAGGAATTTAAATCTTTGACAGAAGAACAACAAGAAGATTATTTCAAGAAGATAGGGGTTGATAAAGAAGAAGATCAAACCAAGGACCAAAAGAAAATTGCTGCTTATATTCGAGCTGAAGCTGAGCAAATGGGTGGCAGCAAAGAAGAGATAGAAGACCGTTATAAATCAGCCTTAGAATATTATAACAACTCCTATGATCTTAAAAATATTTCCTATGATGATTTTGTTAGCGCAGTTAAAGACGGTATTGCAAATAGTAATATTACTATTTTAAATACCGAAGAAAATAAGACATTAGGCGAATGGGATAAGGGTGTCAATAAATTAGCCTCAGCCTCAGAAGAAGCTCGAAAGAATATTTACAAACTGGGAACAACTTTTGAAGGAAAAGGTGAGTCATTAGCAAAAATATTTGGCTCTCTCGAAAAAGCTGATGACATATTTGCTGATGCAGATCTTACCTCTAAAGAAGGCATAGAAAAATTTGTACAATCCCTACGAGATGCAGGTGTAAAAACGCAAGCTATTCAAGATACTTTCGGAGTTTCACTTGATGATCTTTCTGACCATCTCTTATCTCTTTCGGGACTTTTGCCTTCTGTTGAGGAAAAAGCTGCTTCTGCAGCAGATGCTTATACATTAGCAAATCAAATCGCACAAGAGGCGATGATGTCGTTCTCTCAAGAACAGTATGATCTTATTACTAAGATGGATTCAGATCTTAGTGATGCATTCTTCAAGATTGGAGATGCATTTTATTATACCGAAGGCAGTGCTTATCAACTTGCACAAGCTTTATCGACAGCAGCAACTGCAGCGGTTGAGGACTATGAAAAGATTTTAAACCGCGAAGAAGGCATTGGTGCTTCTGATTATAATAAGTTGTCAGACGATCAAAAGAAAAGATGGGAATATGATAAACAGTCAGGTAAATATAAAGTAAAAGGTAACGTTGGAAAAGAAGAATATGAAGAAATGCTGGAGACTATGGGGTATAGCTATGACAAAGCTCTTGAATATGTCGCACAGCTTGGCAATGTCGATGCTATATTAAACTCTACCGCTCCAGAAGATAAAAAAAGAAAAGCTTTAAAAGCTATGGCCTTACAGTATGGAGCTGCTGCCGAAGAAATAAAAGAGCTTTCAAATGAAGAACTTGCCCGATTGGTTTTAGCAAAAAAACAAGACAAACAAGTAGAAGCTTCAACGAAAGCATTAAAAGAAAATGTTGAAAAATTAAAAGAACTCAAAAAAGGTAGTAGCGAATATAAATCAATGCTCGCAACCATGGCAGAAGAAATTAATGTCCTTGGTGGAACAGAAGGGGTAGTTGATAGTTCATGGGTTTCCGAACATTTAAATGATGTTAAGTTAATGGTTGCGGGAGACGAAGCTGCTGCTGATAGAATTCGTAAGGCTTGGGCAAAAGCTTGGGCTTCATCTCAACTATCTGCGGAGTCTTCTTTAGGAAAAGTTGTAAAGGAAGCAGACCTTACAAATGAGCAATTAGAAGTATTAACTAACAAGATTTATGAATACAAATTAACTGGTAAAGCTGATTTGTCGCAAATAGAAAATGCATTATTAGCTGTTGGTGTAAATGCTACTAAAGTTGCCAAAATTATTAATGCTATAGCTGGTACCAGCATTAGTTATAAAACTGAATATGAATATTTAGGATTAAGTACCACAGCTCCTGGCGGGTTTGGACCGGGAAAACTGCCTCCTAATATGGCAAAAACTTTACCCGACCTCAATTTAGTTAAACAAGGATGGGAACCAGTAAAAGATAAGAATGGAGTTATTATAAACTATAGAAGACCAAAATCTGTAACGGCTCAAACCACCAATACAGATACAGATTTTTTAGATATTGGTGATTTTGGCGGCTTCAAAAATCCTTCTGGAACTGGCGGCTCATCTTCTTCCTCTTCTGCCAAGGAAGAAACCCCATGGGAAAATCCCTACGACCGTCTCTACAACCTAACTCAAAGAGTCAATACCGAAATTCGTAAGCGTAATCGTCTCGAATCCGAGTATAACCGTCTCGTTGAACGCGGCCTTGGCAATGCATCCCAACTTGCCGCCAAAACCGACCAAGAACGCAAATCTCTCGAACAACAAAAAGCCCTTCAACAACAACTTCTCGCTGAGCGCAAAAAGGATATCGAGAAGCTTAACAACAATAAATATTCCAAATATGCCTACTATGATATGGCGACTGGCAATGTTGTTCTCAATAATGACCTCATTAGTAAAAATAAAGACGAGGATATTGGTAAAGGAATCGAAGAACAAGTAAGTAAACTCGAAGAACTAAAAGGTGAAATCGAAGGCGCAGAAGATGCTCTTTGGGATATCGAAGACCAACTCTACGAACTTACTCAGCGCGGACGCGATGAATACATTGATTTCCAAAAAGACGTCTACAACGCTCTCATCAAGCAGCGTCAAGACGAAATCGATAAGTACAGCGAGTACATCTCAACTCTGGCCGAAGCAAAATCCGATATACTCGATGCTCTTCGCAAGTACATTGACAAACAGCGTCAGGAACGTGACAACGCCGAAAGAGAAAAAGAAATTGCCGACAAAGACGCACAATTGTTCCGTATGGAGCGTGACACAGGCTCAACCCAAGCCGATATAATCGCCGCGCGCAAAGACGTCGAACAAATGCGTCGAGATTATACTGACGAACTTATCGACCAGAAGATAAGCGAACTTGAAGAACAAAACGATGAAGCCCAAAAAGTTCGTGAGAAGCAACTCGAAACCATGCAAAAGCAACTTGAGCAGGATGAAGAGTCTGGCGCATTGTGGGAACAAGTTAAACTCCTTATGGAAGAAGGCTGGGGTCCCGATGGTAAGATTATCGAAGGTTCTGAACTTGAGCGAATTTTAGCCGATTACTACGAATACACCCAAATGTCCGAAGAAGAGCGTGCGAAAGCCATCGAACAGCGCAACATAAATACAACTCTTGCCAAGCAATATCTCGATGCTAAAAATGCAGGCAAAAATACTTATAAGCCTTCTACTTCGTATCCCAATGTCAGCCAAACTCAAACTCCGCAAAACCAAACACCAAAGAAGAATCCAACTTCTAACTCCGGTGCGAAGACGCTATCAGTTGGCACTCGAGTACGTACCGTCGGTTATGGTAATGCTGCATCTGATGGTTCAGGTGGCCGCGCGGCAAAGGGGCTCTCTAATAGGAAAATCCTCAAGATACGCAAAGGCGCAAAGTATCCTTACTTAATCGGTACAAGCAACGATCCCTCTGGTTGGACTGGCTGGTATACTGCGGCCGCGTTGCAAGCCTACAAGAAAGGCGGACTTGCCAACTTCACTGGCCCCGCATGGTTGGACGGTACGAAGTCAAAGCCAGAAGCCGTACTTAATGCGCGCGATACTGAAAACTTCTTACAACTGCGCGATATCCTTGGTGAGGTATTAACAAAAACCAGAGACCTTGGCAATAGTAATTCTGAGAATAACGGAGATAACTATTACGATATCGACATACAAGTAGACAGACTTTCGAACGATTATGACGTAGATCAGCTCGTAAGAAAGATTAAGAAGGAAATTACAAAAGATGCAAATTATCGTAACGTAAGAACGATAAACCTAAAGAGATAAAGGAGGAAGAGATTTGGAAGTTTTAAAAGGCGATTTTATTGGCTTTTCCATAGGAAACTTCCATTCTTCCAAACTGGGTATTCTGAGAACAAGCGATGGGAGCAGATTCAATGAGAGTTTGCTCCCCGGCTTCTCAGACGCTACGGCGCAAGTGCCCGGTGGGGATGGGATGTATTACTGGAAGTCAACTTATTCTCAAAAGCCATTTTCAATACCAATCGCGTATGATTCGATGACGGAGACTCAGCTTCGTAACTTACGGCGCGCGATGGCGTGTAAGGATATTATACCATTGGTTTTTGATGAGCGGCCATATAAAGAGTATTTGGTTAAACCAACAGGTGAGCCGCAACTTTCCTATATTTGCTTTGATGAGAAAGATCAGAGAGTTTATAAGGGTGAAGGTACACTGGAGTTTACGGCTTACTCACCTTTCGCACGGAATAGACATATCAATGGAAAGGGACTTAAATATTTGAATGAGTTTCGCTCAGACGGAGAATATTCAATTCCCGAGTGGGTTGGTTTTGCTTCAAATCGAGATGAGTGGAGCGAAAGTAGTAATATGCTGATGCAGCAGGGAGATTACGACCAGCCGCAAAAATTTACGACGAATACCCCTAAGTATGGTGTGAAAGTTTACAACGCGGGCGACCTTGAAACGAATTTTAAACTTTTTATTGCTTTGGAAACAGGCGGGATATTTCCTGTTAAGACTCTTTGCTTGCAGAAAAATCCGAAGGAGAATAGTCCTATGTTTACGGGAAAAATTTTGAATTTTCATGACTCTGTGGCAGACCGAACAATTCCCGCAAATGACCAAAAGGATAATAAATTTATTTGTGTTGATGTGAAGTCAAACCTCTTACTCGGTTATTCGGCAACCGAAGATGGCCAGATAAACGAACCTACCGGTAAGATTTATAACAGTCTTATTAAAGAGGGGGATTTCTTTACAATACCGCCTTCATTTGACTATCCAGAGATGTATTTAGCAGTACACCTTGATACTGGTATCGAGAAAGATCCGATTAAAAAACTTGAATATGATTATCTTTATTATTAAAAGGAGGCAGTTAAATGAACAAATATGAAATAAGTGTTTGGGAAGATTACTTTGTACCTGCCTCTGGGTCAACAGAGAGCCGTTATGAAGAAAGGAAGCTTTGTGTAATTGGCTCGAACACTATGACTGATGGCTCGCGCGCACTGGAGCCAAATCTTGTTTTGAACGTAAACGGAACACACACGCTCACTTTCAAACTTTATTTATCATATATTGATACAATAACAGGGGAAAGAATAGATAACCCCTTTATTAAATTGCTTGTGAACGAGCGCAAGGTCAAGGCTTATTGGGATAATGGACAAGAAGACGTAAATGATAAGTGGTATGACCTCGTAGTTAAAGATATATCTGAGGATTCTGATAGTAATACTGTTACGTATACTTGTGAAGACTTATTTATAAACGAACTGGGTAAGAGTGGCTTTGAGCTTAACTTTAGTGACGAAGCAAATAATAACCAAGGAACTATTTATGAACTTGCGACTGCTGTTTTGGATGGAACTGACTGGCAGTTAGATGAGAAAAATACGGATCATTTACTTCAAACGCAGGAAGAGGCTTTATATGAGGTTAAGATAACTAATATGAATGCTCTTACTGGCATTTATGCAAATGGATTTTTAAATATAACAAAGGATACATACGAAAAGATTCCAAATAACGCTACTTGTTATCTTCCTTACTCAATGGTGCCGCATAGTGATGATGAACTTGCAGATATGACTGCAGTTCAGTTTATATATGCACCTGAATACACTACTGAGTATAGTAGCATGTTGATTACAAATGAGGATAGTAACTGGTTGGTTACCGGCGGTGTATGGATTAAATCCGGTGATATTTATCAATTTAAGATTCCATCTTCAGGTACTACCAAGACTATTTTTACTATTAATCTGAGCAATGCTTTTGTATCAGATAAATATCGTGGCAATGTATACTGCCGTAAACAGCTTTCAACTTATGATGCTAACTTAGAACGTTATGTTAATGTATATAAGGTGAAGGATTCAACTCCGAGTGCAGATGACAAGCGTATTTTTGGTTATGTTGATTATGACTATGATGCGTCGGATCTTGTTAATAACTTGCTTTCAAATAACAAAGATTTTAAAGATACAACCGGTTGGATAGGTACAGAACTTAAAATTGGCCTTTTCCCAGAGTTGAAACTTAATACCGACTTAACAAAATATGAAGGTCACTCATACCTAAGCGCCGCGATTAAAGTTGGACAGGATTTGGTTAATAATACTTTGTCAAGTGCCGCACAATATTTATCAAGCGGTCTTTTTAAGGGAATGGAAGTCAAATTTCAAATTGGACTTAAAGATGAATTTAAAGATGGTACATTATCCGTCGCAGTTGTAGATAAAAAAAATAATTCCGCTATTTGTCTTGGAACGCTTTATAAAGACGAAAACAATCCATCTAATGTTTCTCCCATCTTCACCCCTTTAGTTAAAGAAGAAGGCACCGATAGCAATGGCACAGTTTGGTATTCAGGCACCTTAACCTGTCTAAAAGCTTTGGCAAAAAACTTTTTAGAAGATGCTGAACTTGTTATTAAAAGTACAAACCCCACTAAAACAATTATAAAAATTATTGAAACAAGGCTTTATGAATTAATTCACGGAAAAGATAAAGACGGAAACGACATAATTCTTGACCTTTATGATATAAATTCCACAGATGTTGCGAAAAAATTCTATTATTATTACCTTGAAGGCACATCAAATCCGGATGGAACCGCCCCGTATATCTATAAAGCACAAGTTCCCTGTCCACTATATGAACCTGTCTATGGTGGCTGGGCTAAGAGTGCGGGCGCGACGGAACGCGAGTATAGTCAGTTTGAAAAAGTTCGTACCATCTATGGACAACAATCAAATCGTTTTAATCTACTCCAAGAACTTGCAGAAACATTTAAGTGTTGGGCGCGTTTTAAGATTTATCACAATGCAGATGGCTCAATTGAGCGCGATGAAAAAGGTAAGCCAAAGAAAACCGTTTACTTCTCCGAAAAAATTGGACAGCAGTTGTCTTACGGCTTTACTTATGGTATTGACCTTAATACAATTCGTCGTACCCAATCTTCATCTGAACTTGTAACGAAAACCATCGTACTCGCAAACTATAACGAGAATGCACCGAATGGTACTTGCTCTATAGTTGATAGTGAGGAGAACTATCCCCGCGAGAACTTCGTACTTAACTTTGACTATTATGTAAACCACGGTTTGCTTGATGGTAAGGCACTAAACCGAGATCTGTATTATTCCGGTGCGGGCAATAACTATATTGGTTACTATACGAAACTCCATAAATGGAATATTGAATATCTGGCTGCGGCAGATAGAGCAATACTTCTCCGTAATCAGGAAGTACGTCTTCTTCAACAGTCAGTTGTATATGATGGCTTGCTTGCTTGCGCCGTTAAAGAGCGTAACGAGCTAATTGATGAGCTGGCTGCATTGGGAGGCGATACGTCAGGAATCAAAACCATAACCCTCAATCCAAAAGCCGGTGATTCAGACAAGTCGAATATTTTGATAGAGAAGAAATGGACTTCAATAAAAAAAGCTTTAGAGCAGATTAAGCAATATATTTCTAAATCTAATCAGACAGGTAGTAAAACAACTCCTGTACTTGCTCCTTCTGACCAAAATGTCAACTTAATTAAAACAATAAAGGACCTTGATGGCGATATTGTCACCTACAGAGCAATCTGTCTCAAACTTGATACGGCATTGGCGATATTACAAGATGCTATTGAAGCGAATACCAAAAAACGTGACGCCCTTCTCAAACAAATAAAAGAGCTTCACCAAAAGTTTTATAATAAGTATTCAACCTACATTCAAGAGGGCTCATGGAACTCCGAAGACTACATCGACCCAAATATATACTACTACGATGCACTGAGCGTTGCATACACAAGCAGCCGCCCGCAGGTCCAATATGATATTGCGGTTACTCGTGTGAGTGAGCTTCCAGAGTTTAAGTTCCGTCGATTCCATGTAGGAGATACTACTTATATACAAGACACGGACTTTTTTGGATATGAACCTTACTTAAAAAATGATAAAGTCCGTACTCCATATAAGGAAGCAGTTCTTATTTCTGAAATTAGTATTAATTTCGAGGAGCCAGATAAGGATACAATAACGGTTCAGAACTACAAAACCCAATTTGAGGATTTGTTCCAACGCATAAATGCAACTACTCAATCCTTACAATATGCGCAAGGTGGTTACAATCGCGCGGCAGGCGTTGTAAATGGAAAAGGCGAGTTAAAAGAAGATATACTTCAGGATAGCTTACTCGCTGCACAAGATATTGTTACAAAAGCAACCGATGAATCCGTTGTACAGGATAATACTGGTTTAACACTAACGAGTTTGAAAAATCTTGACCAAAAACTCAAGATAACCTCTGGCGGCATTGTATTCAGTGACGATGGCGGCGAGACGTGGACCACAATGATGAAAGCTGGACAAATCGGAGTTCAGTTCTTGAGCGCGGGTTCGATTTCAACTTCTAAGATTACGATTATGGATGGCACTACACCAGCGTTCCGTTGGGATACAAATGGTATTACTGCTTATTGGAGTGGAAAAGACTACCTTACACCTACGGATAATCCAGTTTTGAAAATGAATCGGTTTGTAAGATTTGACAAATTTGGAATTTATGGGTATAATAATAATAATGATAATGACAATACGAACTTTGTTCCTGCAAATGAGGAAGAGATTCGTAGTAATCCAAATTCGATGTTTTCGTTGACTTGGTCGGGACTGCTCATACGTTCGGTAGAAAAAAATGGCAATACTGAAGTTGGATCTATTGAGATTAACAATAAATACGATATTGTTATTAAAAAAGGCGATAAGAATAAGATTCAAATTGGTCGCTTAAACGACAATGGAAATTACGGTATACGAATTTGTGATAACGATGGAAACCCCGTTTTGGAGACGGTTGATAATGGAAGTTTGTGGTTAAGACAGAGCTTATCGATTGGCACAGAAACAAGCACTAATGTTAAAATTGGTGTTTTGAACAACAATCAAATTTTCAATGCAAACGATAATTTTATCGTTAATAAAGATGGTACTGCCAAGATGACGGGTAATTTAAGAATAAAAGGCACGTATGCTGATTTATTAGTGGCAGCTACCACTCGAACCAATGATACCCAAAATAAAGAAGATCTTATGGGCTTGTTCCTTTGTAAGAAGGATGGAACAATAAATAATATGTATGCTACAATAGGCTGCTATCAAGATTCTAATAATACAAGGGGAGTGCAAATTTATTCAACAGGCGATATGGCTATTGGTACAGATACTTCCTCGGGTCATAAAATGGCTTTAAGTAGTAACGTTATTACTTACTCGGCTTTAGGAGGGTTAGGCTTTTATGCAGGTAGTAACGTAATGGAGGGCATGTTAGCTCCCCCAAGTGATGGTAATATTATATTATCTGCCCAAGGTAATATTTCTTTAAGGGGTGAGACCGTAATTAGTAAAAATCTTACTGTTAGTAATGACAATAATGATTTTGGTATGATTTTTAATCGAAATTCTCAACAAGTAAAATTGGGTATTGGAAATGCTATTCAAGGCGATAGAGCCGGTGGAGTATTAGAATATTGGGCTATACCCGAACAAAATTGGGACTCCCGATTTGAGTGGGGATCTTCTTATAAATCTGGCGGAACCCCTAATCCAGCCATTCGAATTCGATATCAAAAACCACTATATGATGGGCTGACTATAACCGGATATACAATAACCAGTTTAATGATGGCCGCTTATCTTGACAACAACAGTAATTTAAAACTTGCTTTAACTTATACGGTTGGTGATCAAGAATATACTCGTACAATCTAAAAAGGAGTTTAAAATGCGTATTCAAAAAATTCTTGCTATGGAAGAGGCAATCAAAAACCTAAAATCTAAAAATCTTCCAATAAAAACCGCTTATCGGCTTCTAAAACTTGCCGAACTTGTTTCCAAAGAGGCTGAAAACTATCGAAATCTTTTCCGCCAAATTCTTGACGAATATGCCGAAAAGAAAGAAGATGGCTCTTATGTCCTTTCCGAAGATGGCGCAAATGTCATTATCCAAAAGGACCACATCCAAGACGCAAATCAAAAAGTCGATGAGCTTAATAAAATTGATGTCGAAATTCCTTATACTTTCGACATAAAGGATTTTGATAATATCGAAATTTCTCTTGAGGAACTGGCCCCTCTAATGGATCTTATCATAGACGAAGATGAGACACCCGTAGCCTAAGAAAGTTTGTGCAAATTGCATAAAAAGAAAGAGAAGGTCGACAATAGTCGGCCTTCTTTTTATCTGCTAAAAAACTTATAAAAATTTCTAATATTTACTCCCAATCCTGCCACTCAACCTTGCGCGCAGTGTGGGTTTCACTTGCATATTTACCAATACCAATCGCATCGGCCTCATCTTCTGTAACAGAAACGTCGAACCAATCCTTCACCAAAAGTTGAAGAGATCTCTTTTTATCAGCGCGCGTCTTACCTTTAACTTGACAGTGTGCGCGCCATGTAGGTGTGGGGCAAAGTAGAAAATCTATATTCATCTCATAACAAGTTTCCATCAGTATTCCTTGGAGATGAGCAAGCGTTTTGAAAGTTTGGATTCCAACGACATTATCACTTCCATAAACTTGCTTTCCTCCAAGCTGTTGCATTTGGATGTCCTCTATTGCAACAAGATCCGGCTTCCAATTTGCTATCATTGAGATAAGCCATTTTCGTACGGCATCATCGCGGGCTATTTCTTCGGTCAATGCAGTTTCAAAAGTGCCATACCGAATCAATTTTTTATCATCATATATACTAAAGCCACTTACATAAGTTGCTTGATCAAGCGCCAGAACACGATAGGTATCTTTCTTTTTTGGAATTATTTTTGTTGTTCTATCATTGAAAATATTCTGTTTACAAACAGGACATTCTTTTTTAACACGAAGCTTTTTCCAAGTTGAGTATACACGATGTCCTTCGGGACACTCGACGATTAGCTCGCTATCTAAATTCTTGTATGAATTAGAAATAAGGCTCCATTTTTCTTGTTCAAGTTCCGCACGAATTTCCTCAATTTTTATCTTGCTCACGGGAGTCGTTGCCTCCGAGGTCAGAACCGTAACGACTATCGTCTTTGGCATAGATAGAACTTGAACCAAATCCTCCTTTCCTGTCGCCAGCTTCTGTTATCTTTGAAACTTCCTTAAAAGTTGCCTTGGGAACAGCACTTAGTACCAACTGTGCAAACTTTTCGCCTTTACCTATTGTATACGATGCACCATGAAGAATTGATGTAATAATGGGTCGCCCATTTTCATCGAACTCATAGGTAATATCCTTGATAGGAGGCTCTACGTTTTCTATGATAACACCGACCTCATCACGATAGCCCGCATCAATCGTTCCCGGAGTGTTAGCTACACGAAGTTTCGTCTTTAGACATCTTCCGCTTTTAGGACGTACCTGCAACTCATAGCCAGTAGGAATTGCAATCTTAAAGCCTGTTGGAATCAATTTTGTCTCACCGGGCGCAATCGTATAATCATCAAGAGCATAGATATCCATGCCCGCATCGGTATCATGCGCATAGGTGGGTATTCTTACCTCATCGTTGAGTCGCTCGATTGGAATTGTTATAAGACGCTCCGACTCTGCGCCGGCCGTCTCAATTCCATTTATCATAAGGGCAACCATAACTTTAAGGAAATCTTTCTTTTGTTCGCTTAGTTCGCCTATCTCTTCTTCGATAACATTGGCAAGGTCTGCGTAGAAGTCTCTGATATTACCCATATCTCCACCACTGGAAATAAAGCTAATATAGAGGGAGCGGCGCACATTAGTATTCTGTAAGCTGCGTTCGAGTTGTTCAAGAACAACAGGAGCTAATATTGCAAAACGCTCTTCATCAAGGGCAAGAAAAGAACCAAGATTAGCCATTGCCGCAAGCTCATCGGGTATCTCATCTTCCACGCCGTCAACAGTAGCCTTTACTTGTTCATTGTCCTTTGACTCAAACTCAAGAATTTTTTCATTATCCATTAATCCTTTTTCCTCCACTATTTTTAATAATTATAAAAAGGCATAATCGCCGAGTCCTGTTTTATCCCTTTCTATATCAAGTATACCAAATTTTTTTCTTCTTTTCAAATTTTAGAAAGAAGAAGTGCGCCCATCAATGATGAGCGCACCCTAATTTTACTGCTCGCCTTTGACTCGAGTTATAATCTCGGATACCGCACTGGAGCCTGACATCAGAACAAGAGCAGTGAGAACTTCACCCGCAGGAGTTATGTTCTCAACAAGCTCGAGAGCATAGACGAGGTCAAGCTTGAAGCTGAACGCAAGAGCAAAAGAACCGGCCGCGGCAATAATCATGGTGATATACTTGCCAAAGCTCAGGTCGCTCCAGATAGCCTTGAGTCGGTCGATTACATACCACAAGACAGTGCTCATGGTAAGTATAAGTGTAATCATTTCCATTTATACAACCTCCTTTCTTAGGTTCTATTTATAAGTAGACTTTGGGCTAAGTTGATATGGAATTAACAGAAAATTTGAAGTTTATCTTCTTTTTTAGTATAATATTTATAGAAAGTAAGACAAAATAATATATATAAAAGGAGTTAATTTATGTCAGACGAAACACTATACAATAATGTATGTCTTGCTGTAATGGCAAATCTTCAAGGCTTTTATCGAGAAGATGGTGACATATATTTAGGAAGAATTGATTGGAAAAATAAGAAAGATAGATTTATTTTTATCCAAAGTATATTTTGTAGTAATATTAATAAAGAATGTAAGGTTCATGTAGCTATGTCTCCCTATAAGTTTTGGAAATTAAAAAGATATGCCAAGCGCGGAGACCTAATTCGTGAATCTCCGAGAGATGCAAAGACAGATTACTATAGTAATAAAATAAATAAAATGCTTGAATTTACTCAAAATGCTTATGGCTATACTTATGAAAAAGACGGATTTAATCTTTACGAAAGAATTTATAACGAGTTCTTTTGTTCTCGCAAGGAGGATTCTAAAAATTGAAAATAGTAGTAGTTAATGGCAAACCAACGAGCGGTAAATCTACATTCGAGTCCTTGTGTATGGGATTAGGTCGCGCGCATTGTTATGTTTACTCGTCAATTGATTATGTAAAAACAATTGCGCGGCAATGCGGTTGGAATGGTGAGAAAACACCAGAGAATCGCAAGTTTCTGAGCGATTTAAAAGACTTATTGACAACTTGGGACGATATTCCGATGAAGAAGATTCAAGAAAAAGTTCAGCAAATTCAAGAAACTTTTACTTGCGGCGACTCGTTAGCAGATAGAGTTGTCTTGTTTGTTGACGTAAGAGAGCCAAAGGAAATACAGAGATTGAAAGAGATGTACGGAGCTACAACCTTACTTATAAGGCGCGCGAGCGCAGAGTCAGAAGAAACCTCAAACCACGCAGACAGTGACGTATTTGAGTATCAGTACGATGTGATAATTGAGAATAACGGAACAATAGACGAGTTAAGAGAGAAAGCCGTTGATTTTCTGGCTTCCCTTTTTGAGGATAGTGCGCACGCGTAAGTGGGTCGGTTTATACGGCGGTAAAACTGCATTGTAGGTATTATTGTAAAGAAATAGTAAGTAAAAATTTGTAATTTT